ATATTAGAATTGCTTTTGAAGCCTTTATTTCTCTGCCGTGTTCTTTGCCCCTTAAATGTGTTAAGTATGGCAGAGAAGCAGGATATTAGAGAAAATGCGATGGCTGGTGGCACTCCGGCACGACTGCGTGGGTTGGCGGCAAATGGTAATAGCATCAGTCCGACAGTGGAAGAAGTAATGAATGCAATAGGAATATACACCTATAGCTTTACATTGGCAGCAAGTGAAGAAAAAGACCTTGGCAACCTTGGATATGGATTGTACTTAATTACATCACCAGATAACGCAATAACTGCTATATTTAGTTGTGGTGCCTATCCGATTTGCTTTGTTTCAGATGCAGGCAGAAATAATTACTGTGATTATACAGATGGGACTAAGGGTGTTGTTTTTGGACGAAAAGAAGTGAATGGGAACTTCTTTATCACAAATAGGAATAAAAATAAAATAACCATAAGAATAAAAAGAATTAGTATCTTATGATAGTGGTTCTGCAAGCCATGTGGATTTTCATTTGTGTATTTTGTGCGAAAGCAATACTTTTGCGCACTATTGTAATAAATAGGCACAGAAGTGTATTTTGTTCGCGAGAATAGAATGCATGACAAAGCTGCTGATTTGTCTGTACATTATTGGCTCATTTTACTTTCATCTCAAAGATATAATGTACATGACAAATAATGTTTTAGGTTTGCCCGTTCTGACCGAGATGGCCGGAACGGGTAATACTAATTAGTTCTCTATCAAAGATGGTGCAACATCAATAGGAAGACAAAAACAAGATTCTTATAATCTTATTATTAGAATTATTTTGTATAACGATATTATATTCGTCTTGCCTATAAATATTGACCGTTCCTTCTTGGTCCTTTACTTCTGAGAATGCTCCTTGTTTGCTCAATACAGTAATATTGTTGGCAAATACCCCCATTATATGCGATCCGGAAGCAGAATCTCCTACCATGAATATGGAATATGAAGACTTTACTACTAATATATCTCCTTTAGAAGCCGTCCATACCTTGTAATATATACAACTCATTTTAGGAAGGGCATTTTCCACCTCTGCCAATGTCGGTGATATACTATTACCATTTGCATCCAACCCACGCAACCGTGCTGGCGTTCCACCACCCATTGCATTCTCTCTAATATCATCTGCCATAATATTCTCACATTTAATGGGCAAAGAGTATGGCAGAAAAGCGAAAGGAGGAAATAAATAGTTAGCTCAAGTAATAGTTATTGACTTCCAATCTGACCATTTCGCTGCTCCATCGACATTATAGGCAGCTCTAACTTTAATTATGCTCATATTATATGCAACTTTAATCTGTGCACCTTCAAGCCCGGTCGGATTTATCGAGATAAGACAACCATCTATTCCGCTGCCATCAATATCTGATGTTGAATATGCAACATAGTTCCCGACGATATTAAGGACGTCAGTCTTAACATGTCCTTTATTAACAATTGCCTCATTTGATATAGCATCTAATATGCTAATCAACACGCTATTATTTCCTTTCAAGCCTCGCAGATAATCCACACTGTTGGTTACAGTCATTTGCTCTTCTTTAATATCTTCTGCCATACCTTGTACGTTTAAGGGGCAAAGAACACCGCAGAGAAACATAAAGCTCAATCCGCCATCTAATTTAGGTAAATTGGATTGAACTTTATGATATAAATGTCAAGATAATATGTTGGTTGGATGCGTATGTGCTTTTGACAACATATTTAGTGCTTTCTCCTGCACTCATTATACAAAACTTATTTTCAACCTCTGAGAAGAAATTAATGGCACCTTGTGGAACTATTATGTTCCCGGTATTGTTCCCATATACAACTGCAATCGCTTTTTGATGTACAGAAGAGGCATTTTGAACCATAATTAATCCGGAATTATAGGGCAGCTCATACGTTTCTCCAGGAGTAATAGTTTTGTCTAATCTAAAAAATCCACAACTCTTCACCAAATTTGTAGGAGTTACCTTCTGCTGGTTGTTCCCTTTCTCAGTATACAGATAGTCCGCTACATTGTTTATCGGAAACTCATTCATTGCTATATCTTGTTCTGCCATACTTAATACATTTAAGGGGCAAAGGATTCGGCAGAGAAACATAATGCTGCTTGGTTATAATCTATTTATGGAAAATCTTTGAACACTACTTCTTAAATTTGTAACTCTTATGGTTTTACTGCCGTCTTTTATTTGCTCTATATTAAATAAATTCCCTACGATGTTGGACGAATCAATAACGGCTTTAAAATCTTTTTTATAATAAGCTAAATGGAATAGGAGACTGGAGCCATCAAGTTCCTCGCTGACAAATAGAAATATTCCATAATAAGGAAGAGGAATATCTACACTGCCTTCCCCTACAATACTATATTCGACTCTTCCTTGTCCAGCGCTTGCCATCCCTTTCTCTTCCATAGTTGCTACTGGCATTGCGCTTGCCACCTCTTCCAATGTTGGTGATATACTGTTGCCGTTTGCCGCCAGTCCACGTAATCTTGTAGGTGTTCCACCACTCATCGCATTTTCCTTAATATCATCTGCCATACTTAATACATTTAAGGGGCATAATTTCCGGATGGAAATATTACCCGATTTAACATTTTAATAATTAACTCGTTTTGTAAATTATAAATCAAATTTTTCCGTAATATTTGAAGAACTCAAAAGGCGTTCTCACATCAAGATAACCGTCTACCTCTTCGTTAGCTTCCGCTTCCATTTCAAACGCGGAATTTCCGTAAGCCTTATCACCTACATTCACCCAGCACCGGTTACGGCATAAGTGATACACGTAGGAAATCACATACTCCAACCCATACTGGAGGTAGAACCACAACGGGCAAAGTAGATATACCCAGATACTGAACCCGGTAAACAGCATGATTACCGTCAGCAGCACAGCCGATGCAATCATACATTCTTCCCATTGGCGCACATGAATCGCCTCATGGTTAAGTGTACTCTGCTTCATCTCCTCCTTGCTTTTCTTCGTAAAGACGAAGCATCCCAATGTGATGGTGTTGTAGCCCTGCCACAGCAGCCATTTTGCAATTTTGCTTTCATAAAACACTTTCATAACACTGATATTTTAAGTTTTCGATTCCGCTTTTCCTGATATTAGAACCCATTTCACCTCATCCTTTACTCCATCAGAGTATGTCGCTACGGCCTTGAATTGAGCAATGGAAAGCGACGGAACAATGATTTTAGAATAGTATTCTCCGTCTATGATAAAGCTACCTCCACCTGCGACTTTTATGGATGCAGGTCCAGTGAGACGGGTATAGACACCTCCATTATACAGCATGCACTCTCCACCTTCATATTCTGCCGCATTCGGCAGGTATATTGTTTCCTCTAGCGTTGGAAGTGAGAATATCCGGGATATTTCAAAGTTCAACCCGGTGTCGAAATCTAGGTAGTATTCATTCACGTCGGATTTCGGCTCCAGAAGTTTCAGCTTTCGGAAGATTGAGGCGTCCTGGAACACATTACCTTTGGCATCCCATCGGATATTGCCTCCGGCCAGGAATCCAATGCCACCATTCTCCCCGTCAATCTGGCACATGGCTTTACCGGTTTTATCCCTTGCCAGCACATTCTGCACCACCAAATCATCCACATAGATTTCATCGGCACGTATCTTTCTTATTAAAGCCATATCCATAGCCACAAACATATACTGCTGTGCCGCCTCCCAATTAGCATCACCGTCTATCGAGGTAGGTGCGACAGTGACCGACGTACCGTAAGCCCGTACCCGAAACGGAATGGTACGATTGTTGAATGTGGCCAGTACGATGTCATGGTAATCTTCATTCCAGACATATGTGTTGCCTTTGGCGAAAAAACCTCTCGGACGCGGCTCGCTGGCGTCTCGTCCGCTTGCTCCGTCATAGCTGACACCCACTGATATCTCCGCAATGAAACTGTCATTCCATGCCGAAGCGTCCGCCTGGCTCTGATAACAGCGAACCGAGAAAGTGGAATACCCAGCCGAAGCGTTGACCGTAATCTCGGAAGCCCTCGAAGGCCCTGCGATGGCGCTCCATATCCCGTTGCTGTAGCCTCTCGCTGCCAAATATCCGTCCGGATAAGTCAATGTGGCGCTACCAAGCGTCCGCTTGGCATAGACGCGGAAAGCCGAAGGAACAAGCGACCCGGCACTGCTCACCCGTATATTGCTGCATGTACTGATGAGATAGACCATGCCGCCATCCTGGGTCAGCTGCTCCCATTCGTCGGTGTTCACTTCTTCCGTAATGATATAGCCGTAACTCTTTCCACCATTCTGGGTCTGAGTGATTCGCCTCCCGTCATGAGTTGTCTGAGTCCATAGAGGTGGATTCGAAGTATCAACCTTGGAGAGCCAGGAGCGACTCCCCATCGTACAGATGGTGAGCTTTTTATATGGAGTATTAGCGGTTCTCCACTCACCGCCAGCCTTGACGGATTCGCCGTCACCGCCAGGTTTTCCAGGATTACCGTCGGTACCGTCCACAACCATGGGAATAGTTTCCCGGTCCACGACCTGCCCACCCACGTAATAAACGAATTGCAACTGCGTCGTGAAGTTCTTCGGGGAGACGGGCGTTCCGTTCTGTATCTCGACCTCTGCGCCTCCGTCCTTGCTGTATTTCAGCACACCGTCAGTCGTGATGGAAGTGCTACCGCCTACAGACTTGGTGCGTGTACATGACACGCTTGCTACACTATAAGTGCCGTCCTTCCGCTTGCTTACCGAAGATACGGAAGGCACCAGCCTATAGAGTACCGCATCACTGCCTGGATTACCGGCACGCACCCCGGTAACAGTGAACACCAGCTCACGGCTTATATCCGTATCCTGTACCGTAGCCGTAACGGTTATCCTGACCTCTGAGCGTGCAGGCATTGAAATGCCGGAAGCCACGGTAAACGCTATCACACCCGTATTGACATTGTAGCTCTCCGTGACACCGGCAGGGGTCACGCATGAGATGGACTTGAGCTGTAGCTTCTTCGTACCATACCACATGCCGACGGTCGTTTTGAGCACGGACTGCGCAACGGTTTTCCCCTCATATGTCAAGGCAATGCTTTCCATCTCATTGTCGAAATCGGCTACAATGGCCGACTCGCCGTCAAAGCCCCATTTGGCCCAGATGGCTGCCGGTGAAAACGCACTCCATACACCGTCCTTCTTCGTGCGGCAACAAGCCCACTCGTATGGCAGGCTCTCGCTGACACCAATCGGGTCATCATGCCAGCCGGACGGCACATAGTCATCTACCTGCGAGGTGGCTGGTGTGGAAGGTGTCACATTCTCTGTCGTATGCTTGAATATCCACTCATAGCCTTTTCCGTCCTTACCATCCTGGCCGTTCTCCACCAGCAGCTCATACTCAGCCGTGTTCAAGTCCCCGGTAATGGTATAACCGTAGGACTTGCCGCCGTTCTGGGTCTGCAGGATACGGCGCCCCTCATTGGTCGTCTGAGTCCACATCGGAGGATTGTCGGTACCATCAGGAGCGATGCAGAGGAACACACGTCCGGCCATCTTGGTAATACCCATGTAAGGTATATGCTTTCCGGTCTGCCAGTTACCGCAATTGGTAATGCTTGTACCGTCTGCACCCTTGCTGCCAGTCACACAGATGGCGTTCGTTGTAGTGGTAGTGCCATCAGTAAAGACTATCCTTGTCCGAGTCCAGATATACCATCCGTTTTTCCATGCCGGAGAGGTAGTCTGCCACTCGCCTCCGGTTGTGGTGGCCGATGAAGAGGATAGGTAGTATTCTTCGGTAATGGACTTGATGCCCTTGCCGTCAGCTCCCTGCTCACCACTGATACAAGCCGCTTGGGTGTACTTGACCTCGCCATCAGAATAGACAATCTTCGTCCGCGACCAGATATACTTGCCGGCTTCCCATTTTGGGGAGGTAGTCTGCCAACCGTCCACCGGGGCAATGACATTCGACACCGATATCGCATATTCCACATCGGTAGACTTGATGCCCTTGCCACTGTCTCCCTTGGCCGCATATTTCAGCCAGTCGGCATTACCGTCTGCCGGCTCTGTAGACGAACCTTTCTCGTTTACACATATCCAGGAGCTGCCGTTATGCGTCACCTCATCGTAATAGGCATACTTCTCACCCTTTTTCCACGTACCTTTAAATAGCGGTACCCGGAAAGCCTCGCCGGTGATGTCATCCACCTGGAATATCTTGCCGGACATGATGACGTGGCGAAAAACAGCCGAGTAGTTGTCAGCCGGAATGCCATGTACGGTACGGCCTTTCTTTTTGCCAATCCACGACATCTCTTGTGCCGGCTCGACATCCCATGTATTGGCGTGGTCGAAGAAAGTAATGCAGTTGTTGCCGTTAACCGTATCAATCAAGATGTACGTCTGCCGTTCCGGGTCCGTAAAGTTACCCGTCTGGGCAAGTACCATCGCATCCCCCGGCTTCCAGTCAGTACCCGGCTTCGGCGTCATGACGAATGTCTTGGCTGTATAGTCTGCGGAAGTCACCCGGAACTTCATCTCCTCGAAACCCTGCAGCTTGCCTTCAGGTGACTTGGTGACGAAGTAAGTAGTAAGTATATCATCGACAAACTGGCTCAGCCCGTCGGCATCCGTCAAATCCGGGGTTATGGTGTAGCTACCGTCACCGTTGTCGCTCCATTCCTTGACCGTACATCCACCTCCGGGAGAGGCACACATACGTCCCTTGAAATAGGTCACACGGTTATAGGCAATCTCCGGAACAAACACACGCTTGCGGAATATGCCTTCCTCCATCTCCAGATTGCCGTTCTTGTCGATGCACCCTCCGGATATGCCGGTGATGAATTCGCCGAACTTGACCCAATCTCCGAAGGTAATCGGAAAAGGAGTACCATCAGCCTTGTTTTTGTGAAGAAAAATATCCTCCATTCCCTCAACAGAACCAGCTTTATCCGCATAGCCAGCCTTTATCTTTTGACCATTTACCAGCAGATAATCTTCAATATATGAAAGCAATTCAAGCAAATCATAGTTACGATGTTTATGACCGACACCACCGCCAGAACCAAATATGCGAGAAAAAAAGTCTGCGAGGTAATACCCAATTGCAGCTACATTAGTAGTTGACCATTCCTCTGAATATGGATTTTGTATGGGAAATAAGGCCCCCTCGGAAAGTGGTAAGCGGGGAAATTCAGCAAGCCGAGGGGGCACTGTAAAAGAACCGACTTCAGGTACGGTAATGTTGAGAACGTCTGTAGGGACATCGGTTCGGGGAAGATTTAGTAATGGACGAGCGTCGGCATACTTGAATGTGAACGTATAATTGCTTGGAAGTTCGCGGTCTGTATAGCTGACATTGCTGTCTGTTACAACTATCCGGCGCAAATAATTACCGGCGTACAGATACTTGCCATTTGACGGGAAGAAATCAAGCAGCCATTTGCGCTCATCTCCATTCAGGTAACCAGTATTTTTTTGAAACTTCCTCTCCGTGTCTACACGGTATTCTGAAAAAATTTCGTCAATTTCAGCAATATTATGCGTGTGTTCGCCATTGAATACAGTGTTACCATATGCTCGGAATGTATCGACACCTCCCAAAGAGTTTTCAAACAATATCCACTGTTCCTGCTCCGACTTCATGTTCTCAGCATAATACCGCTGGATATATGTGAGGCGTTGTCCGGATGTGCCCTCAACCCATACATCGTAATATGCAGGTAATTTATGTTCCAGCCATCCCGCAACGACAGAGTATTGTAGAGGCATGGTATAAGCTATACCTGGCATCAATTCTGTAACAGTATAATCAGTCTGAGATTTAACAGTTCCAGACTCATCAGTAAAGTATGCGCGGAGTTTGACTGTACCGGCAACCACAGCATAGTAGGTCAGGAACTCCGGAGAATAATAAGTGACCGGCTTTACATTCGGCTGCCAGGTGAGGAAATTCTGTGTCAGGAAATTGGTGGCGGAGTCAGTCAAGCGGTCCACTCCAGAGCGGATAACGCGAAAGGTGATTTCAGTGGAGTCGATGACTGCTGTGAAATCGGCAACCAGGTTGGTTTGCTGATATACCTCTCCGATGTCTTTCAAGCTGTATGACAGAAACGAGTGTACAATTTCATGTATATCTATCTCCATCACTCCGTTTTCGTCAGGAGCATATACCTGAGACACCAGTTCTTTGTCGCCGGCCTTCAGAGTGAATGTCGTCTGCCGGGAAGAGCCGATGATGAAATTCTTCAGGTTCATCGAGAGCGACAGCATGTCGGGCTGTTGGATGATATTCATTATACTTTCTGTTTTTGGTGCGAATTTATGTGGATTGATTGCATGCAGAAAGGACAACGCATCATCAACCGCCTTAATCTGTAATCAATTGGGGAGTCATGTAAACGGACACTTTTCTATAACAGATTTCACCTTCTCCCCGGCGCGGATAATACATATAGCTGTAGTAGTCCGTCCGCTTGTGGTACTGTCCGCCTGCGGCATACTGTTTCTCGGTGGGCGGTGCAAGATAAACGATGGTCATGTCCACCAACGCGCCCGCCTCGAAGCCTGCTGCTGTCCATTCGTCTTCCGTCATTTCGGATAGCGTACAGTTTACCTTCCACTTGTAGGCAGGCATCTTCATCCGTTCGCTCTCGTCCATGGCCATGGTTACGGGCTCCTGGAGCTGCGTAGTGAGCAACGTTGTATCCATTGGCATATTGTTGCCTCCGAGAGTGTACTTCAGCACGTCGATGAGGTATTCCGAACCGCCCAGTGCCACTTTCCGGTAGACGGGGAGGGCTTGCTTCATTGTGTTCGTCATCAGTAGCGGAACTGTTACCTTGTGCAGGGCATTGCGCAGCAAGGTGTCGAAGTCTCGCCAGAATTTTTCATAGATACCGATAGGGCCGTTGTACAGAAGGGAGTAGCCACGCGCGGCATCGTGGTTTGCCCCGACGGGCAGTCCGGTACTGTTACTCAAGGCGAAAGCCAGCATGGGATTCTGGTCATGGGAGGTTTCGGTCAGGTAGGGATCGCTTGTCGTTTCCTCACTTTCCTCACTTTTCGTACTTTCGTCCGCTACCCGGATAGTACTGTTGAGCATCCTTCCTTCTCCGATATAGGGGGCAGTTACGGAATTCCCGTATTCTCTTCCGTTGATAGTGCCCTGCACGAAAAACATTAGGCTGTCGAAACAGAACTGACTGTCGGGCACCTCCACTTCATAGTCATCCAGTCCTTCTTCTCCGGCATAGAACGGCAGGTTTCCGTCGGACACTACCCTGATGACGCCCTCCCTGCCATAGCCCATCCTTACGTATCTGCCGGATGCCATGTCATAGTAGGCCGTGGGGTATTTGCGCTCCAGCTCGGTGGTGCTGTCAAGAGTGCTTCCATTGCTGAGGGAGCTCTTTGACGATAGCTTCAGCTGACGGGCTGTCTCGTAATTGATTTCCGGTTGTCCGGCCAGACAAGCCGTCAAGTCTGTCGGGTTGCGTGCGGCTATCATGTCTTTGAAAAACTCTATGCGGACGGTCTTGGCCACTTCGTCTGGAACAAACTCGCAACAGAACTTCTTGCGGAAAACTTCGAGCAGGGTGGAGCATAGGCAGTCGGGCACCAGGTGGGCCAGCAGGATGGTGCCGTTCACCAGCGCATCGGCAGTATTGTTGATGAACACCATGCTTTTGAAAGGCTCGGTCTCGGTGAAAAAATTCGGTTGCAAGGTATAGCCGAAATAGGAAAAGATACGTTCCAGTAGGTAGGTGGCACGGATGAAGGGCGTAATGTAGTAACCGGGATCAAGTGTGATTATACGGCTGTCCACCTTCTCTGTACGGGCATATGAGTTGTATAAGCCTTGTTTCCTTGTGACTCTGGGACGGACCTGCATCGGCCTTCCATTCTCGTCCATTACGCAGGTGACGTTCACTCCGCGTTTTTCCCCGTCCAGCTCGATGATGACGGGGAAGAGGGTGAAATGCGGATTGGTGTTGTCGAGCAACGAACGGCACCAGCTGATGCCCTGCTCTACGGTTTCTACTCCGGGTACGGTCTCGCTGCCGAAAACGGCCGGTACGGCAACTTTCTCGATGCGCGAAAGGAAACTGCCCTCGTTCATGTAGAATGTCGTCGTTATCTTCTCTTTCCGCTTGGCACCGAGTATGGCTTGCCGGGCGGTCACACAGTAGTCACCGTCTCGGATGCTGCATGTGATGTCTGTCTGCGGCTTTTTACGGTTGGCCACCATATCGGGGTAACCGGTCAGTTCCCGGTTCAGGTCTGTATCCGGGAGATCCACCGGAAGTGACTGCTCACCATAATCATTGAAGAACAGATTCGGACGTTCGATTTCAATTTGCGTGTCAGGTATCAGTTGATAGGCTTTTCCTGAAGAATGTACTATTTTCATGATGAAATGTTATTTACTTCCTATTTTACGCGAACGGTTCCGCAATTCCTGCTTGCGTTCAAGTTCAGATAGAGTGACGGATGCCGGGATGCCTTCTTCATCAATACGGATGATTGCATTGGCCAGGCGTTCCATCAGTCTTGGAGGCAGAGAGGTTCCTGATGGCGCAGGCGGTACCGGCACTGCAGATTTCTGGGCATCAATGGAGCCACCGGATGAATAACCGGCCATTCGAGCACGGATTGCCTGGTTAAGGTCAAGTGTCCTTATGGTACCGGCCTGCTGGGACTTGTCCAGTATGTCAAGTATCGGTGCGACGGTAGGGTTGCTTACAGCTGCATTGCTGGCCACCCATTCTTTGGATTGTCCGGAAGGCCCTTCACCTACTATGACAGTAGGACGGTCAATGAATCCCCGTGCATCAGGGTCGTAGTCGGCATCGGGAAAGAGCTTTCCATCCTGGGCGCGCCGGACATCAATCTTGCCTCCGGACTGGCGACCGGTGGCAACGCGTGCGCCGGTACCGGAACTGCCGGAATTACTGCCGGAAAGAGTCATATTTTTGATTTTATCCCGTTCAGCTTTGGCACTGGCCAATTGTGCGGCTCCGGTCACGCCCATAAGGGCTGCTGCGATTGAACCCGCAATCGGTCCCAAATCTGCATATGCTTTCATGATTGACACAGCTGTGTCTGCGATGATTTGTGATGCCTTGATTGCAAAATTCACGTCCGCATATTTTTTCTGTATATCAAGCTTTTTCTGGGCCTTTTCGTTTTCCAGACGTTCCACTTCTTCCGTATTACCTTGGGCTGCCTCAATTTCCGCATCATATTTTGCATCGACCTGGTCCATTTCCGCTTGCTGCAATGCTTGAATGGCTCCGGAAAACAGACTGGAATAATAGTCAAACTGCTTTTTATAACTGTCCCGTTTGAGGTTCTGGACGGCTTGCTCATATTGTTCCTCAGTCAGAAACTGCTGTTCACGTGCGAGCCTGAGCTGTTCCAGTTCCGCATTGAACCGTTCCTGCTGTGTAGATAAGCCATACTGGTCACGAATGGACTGGATACGTTGTTGATGTTCGGATTCAAGTTGTTCCTTAGCTCTAAGGTAGGCACTGTCCAATTCTGTCGTATCAAGATTGTTTTTCTCAGCCATTTCCTTACGCGCCTGGTAGGATGCCTCAAGAACCTTGAGTTGCGCGGCATAGTCTTCATCAACTGTAGTAACCTTGAACTCTGATTTGAAGTCCTTGACAAGGGTATTCAGCTTTTCCTGCAGTGAAGCACGCTTGGCATTCGCCGCCTTCTCCGCATCAATGACACGTTGATTGGACTTCCGGACGAGATTTTCCTTGGTTTCTGCATTGGAAATGGCCATGGATATGGCGTCCTCATAATAAGACTGTTCTATGATGAGCCTATTTTCCGCATACGATTTTTCAAGTTCGAGTACCAGCATTTCATGTTGTTCCTTACTCATTTTTCCTGATGCCAGAAAAGCTGAAAGAGCGGCAAACGATTCATTATACCATTTCTGTTGGGATTGCAGTTCTTCCTCCCTTAATGCTTCAAGAGACTTGGCGGCTTCCTGCTCCGTAGAGACTTTTGCTTTCTGCTCTTTTTCTGCAGCCGACTTTGCTTCTTTGGCAGCCTTTTCAGCCTTCTTCCTGGTCGCGTCAGAGTCCTCTGCCGGGAAACGTTTGTTGTATATTTCCTGGGCTATTTCTACATACTCACCGGCTGCATCCTTATTGTTCTTTATCCAGGCTTGCAACTGAACCTTCTCCATCTTGTTGAAGTTCTGGCGTACTTCTGCAAGCTTCTGCTGGTTCTTGACGGTTTCTTCAATAGTCTGGCCGTTCAGTTGTTTCAATTTCTCTTCGGCACCCAGAATGAGGTCACCATACTTTTTTATATCCTGCTCTATTTGCGGAAGAGCTTCCGTATTGATGTATGCTGTCGGTGCGGCAAACATACCGTTGCTCTGGAAAACAGTCCTTCCACCTTGTTTCTGCTGTTCCAACAGATTCTTATATGCCTGGCGGTATTCTTCCAATTGCTCTGTTGTTTCCCGGATGGCTTTCTGATTCTCAAACTTTAGCAGCGCCCTTTGTTTCTTAAGGAATTCCTCCACCTTTTCGCCTGAAATTTCGATGGCATTCCCGTACTGGTCGAATGCTGTCGCTGCGCCAGGTACCATGTTCCTTATCTGGGCTATGACATTGGTCAACTCTTTCTGTTCCTCAGCGGAACGGGAGGACTTGCCGGTCAGTTCCTCGTACCGGTTCAACAGTCCCGGCAATGCGCTCTCAAGCTGCACCATCTTGTCGAAATGGTTCTCGTAGGTTTCCGTATAAGTGGTGAACATTTCCCCAAGTTTAGTGAAGAATCCATTGGCATACTTCAACATGGATTTCCAGAACGGCTCCAGCTTTTTCCCCACTTTATTGAAAAAGGCATCCATTGTGTCTCCAAGGTTGGACTGGATTCCTTCAAGTTCCTGCATCTGCACGGCCATGGAACCGGCAATGCCGTCGACACGACCGAGAGAAAGAAGATAATCCTTGATGGCATCCTCAGAATTGCGCACTTCGGTAGTCACTCCCCGGAAAGAGAACTTTGTAGTCTCCCCGGATTTGGAAGCCTTGATACCGAACTCCTTCAGACGTTCGTTCTCCCCGGTCATCGCATCAAGTATAGCCTCAATGAGCTGATCGACGGACTTTCCTTGGGAAGCGGCAAGGTCTCCCATGTTGACAAGCTCCTGGCTGGTAGGCTTGACCCCACGATTAACAAGCTTGATATATGCTTCAGTCCATTCCTGCAAGGACGATGGGGTGTCTGCTGCCAATTGCTGAAGCATCTTCATGGCATCATTGGCCTTCTTCTGCGACTGGAAAGTATTCCGAAGGACTGCCTCGTATTTGGCGAATTCCTTGCGTGTCTCGTATGCCTGGCTATGGACATCCTTAAGCCATCCGACAACCTTAACGGCAATGAAAGCCTTGGCTGCCATTTTTAACTTGGACATCCAATTCACGCTGTTGCCGAACTCATTGTTCATGTTGTTACCTGCGCTGCGTAACTCGCTCATACGGGCACGGACTTCTCTGAGACGGGTATTGAGCTTGGCATATTCTTCCGGATTCGCAGATTCAGTCATATCATCCAAAGCAGCGGAAAGCTCCTTAGCTTCTTTCTTGAGCTGTCTCATGGTGAGATCGTTGACTTTCAAGTTACGGGTCAGCAGACTTATTTTCTCATTGTTTTTGGAAATTTTGGCAGTATAGTCTTTGCACTCTTTCGCAAGGTTCTGATAGTCTTTCGTGTTCTTTTTGCCTTGGGCTTCGAGCTCCACCATAGCCTTGCGGCGTTCGGCCTCTTCCTTTTTCAAAGCCTTGGTTTCCTTGGTCAGTGTATGCAGCTCTTCCTGAAGCTTGGAACTGTCACCTGAGATTATGAGTTTGATTTCGTCTTCGGATAAATGCTTTTTTGCCATAATGTTACCAATTTGAAGTATTTTCGTATTGAAGTGCCTGCTCCAGTTCCTTGCGAATATTGGTACGAACTTCTTCCGTGAAACCGTACTTTATTTCCGGGAATGTCTCATGATACAGCACTCCCCAGACCACCCGGTTATAAAGAGCAAGATTACGGCGAATATGACGGGAAATACGGTCACTGGCTCCACGGCGGTAATGGATGTCAAGGAAGCGGAGATATGGGAATATACGCAGATAATAGGCTTGTTCCGTATCTGATTCCTGGGCAATGAACGGACGTTTCTGAAGATGTGCCACCAGGTCACCAGACCGTGAGTTGAGATATGTACGCACAACTTTTTCTTGTGTTTCATAAATAAGGTTGATGCCTTGAGACATTATATCATGGACAAAACGTTCTCTGACAAGCTGGTCTGTAATCATATTTACTGTTATTTCCAGCGAAGATAGAATAGGGGAGGGGGTACGGAAAGGACATAAAAACGAAGGGGCAACTATTCATCACGAACAATTACCCCCTATATGACAGTAGTATTTAGTTTCTCGCTTGGAGCATCCACCGGAAGTCCAGTCCTGATGAACCAGGACGGTTCTGGTATTTATAACCGGCATCAAGCATGGCTTGATGAACCTGCTCCTTACTAATATGCGCTCCAGGATCAATGCGACGAATGGCGTCGTAGACTTCATCCGTAGTGAACCAATGGGTGGTATGGCGTGCATCCGGGGCTGGTTTGAACGATGCGGACAAGGATGCTATATGGATGCTTATATCGGTAATTTTTTGCTCTTGCTCTTTATTCTTCATTTTGTACCTCCTTTCTTAGCCTTGATAACACAAAAAGCTGCAACCAACAAGAATGGTGGAAAGATAAGTGTGGCACAGAAGCATGCAATGGACGCAAGATACCAACGATCAGAGGAACTGCGGAGTTCGCAGTCGGGAGCCAAAGCACGGTAGTAGCGGCGCTGGAGGTTATTGACTTGCTCGGTAAGAGCGTTAACGGATTCGCCCACGGTAGGGATGCCGGAGGCAGGCACGTTGAGAGTGCCGGGAATTTGATTTTTCATTCTGTAACTGTTTCGCATATAGGCAGAAAAACGGCTGCCATATCCCGTGTCGCGAAACAGTTACAGATTTCCGCCCGAAAGCAAAAGTGTAATGGGAGAGGCAGCCGCCAATGTCATATGTATCATTTTACTGACATCAGTAAAACAGCTAATGTATGGACATGAAAAAAGCCCATCATAATTCATGAGCATTAACCGAAGCTCGCGGTACGGATATCAGTCCGTAACTGTTTCGCTGCTGCAAATATGGTGAAAGTTTTTGGAATGGCAAAAGAAAAAGGTTATTTTTGGAATAAAAGAAAGAAGTTATGCAAGACCAATACAAATTAACTCAGTTGGGGGATAGAATCAATAAAGTATGTACGGATTTCAACTTATTGAAAGAATCTATCAGCTGGCTTCCAATCATCATCATGATATGCTTTTTATCAGGTCTGATAATAGGACTCCTGATAGGCTTCCTATAAGTGCAAATATACCCCATTTCTGCACATGTTAAAATTTTCATGTGCAGAAAATGCATTTTTGTTCAATAAAGAAGAAATACATAAAATTTTCTTTATGGAATTTGTACATAAATAAAATTTTATGTATATTTGCATTGTCATTAAAACAAAGAGATATGGAAAAAGAAACAAAAATGCAACTGGTTGCAAAGCTTACCCAGTTAAAATTGTTATCTAAAATGTATGAACACACTTTCAAGAATGCAGGAAACCAAATGAGTAGGCAGAAGATGGATGAACTCTTGGATGCAAAACTGGAAACAGACAAACAGATAGCACTTTTAGAAAAGGTTTTGAAAGAATTGGAAAAATGAAGTTAAACAAGCTCCCCATAAGGGGAGCACAAAACAATAAGCTTATGGCACTTAAAGATGATTTGAAGAAATTGCATGAAATCGCTCACTCCGGCACACCGGATGCCATGGAGAAATATGTTGCTCTCTCTGATGAAATAACCAGTAAATACACAGATCAGAAAGATGTTGATGCAATAGCCGATTTCCTAATCAATGGCTACAAGGAGGTTTCATCAGAAGCTGAAGAATTGAACAACTATATCACATTGAAGCAGCAAATAGCTCCCTACACGGAAATCATTCCATTGGGATACATTGCCAAGAAATATTTCGGTAAAAGTACCGCATGGCTTAGCCAACGTATCAATGGCAGCAAAGTTAGGGGTAAAGTTTATACGCTCAGCAAAAAGGATTTGGAGACATTCAACTTTGCCCTCCAGGATATAAGCAAACAATTAGGTTCACTCTCCATATCTTGAGAGACGTTTTATGACAACTTATCCCCGTAGTATGAACCGCTACGGGGATTTTTCGTTCTACTGCCCACATCAATATAAAGAAGGCTTTCACACAAGTTGGAAGCCTTCTTTTGTTTGGAGGGGGATTATTCTACTTTCATATACCCGTTGGAAAGCAAATCCTCCAAAAAATGCTCCGGGGTATCAGCTCGGACTACATGCCCCGTCTGGTCATGGAAACGGTCGGCGAAATGGTACATATATTCCTGGTCGGTACATTCACTGTCGAAACGGCTGCTTTCACGGAGTTTGGTTACAAAGTCTGCAGGGCAGGAGGCGGCAATTATACCGCCATCCTGCAAAGTGTAAGTTGTCATCATATTATGCTAATTTTTTGGTTCTCAATTTGAAAAATACTTTTTGGTCGGCTGTCAGAAAGGGGATATTTGAAAGCGGGCATCCCGAATTCACTATGCCGTGTTTTGCAAAGGTAATCATGTTGGCGGCAAACCGTATCCAATTTTCCATCTTTGTGAAATTGGTGGTACCCGAATGCTGGCGAAATTCAACTGTGCGGTGGCGTGCGTAAGCCTCAAGGTTCAATTTGTGGTAGCGGTCGTTCCCAAAGGCTGAACGTAGCTGCATGATGTTCTCTGCCTCCGTTATACTGCGTTCTGAAATTCCGGCAAGGCATTTGCAATATCTGTTGTTCCGGCGGGTACCCGGCATAAAGGAGTCGATTACCGGTTCGAGGCGGCGGTAAGTTATTGCAAGGTTGCGCCAGGTTTCAATGGTAAAGTCTGCAGCGTCCATGTGTATATGAAGGCCGCAGCTGTCGTTCACCTTCACATTGCAATAATCGAGCACCCAGCATACTTTCTGAAGTTCCTGCAATCCGGCTTCCCCTTCAAGTATCGGGCTTACCAGCTCGAAAGTATCGTTTCCTCTAAGACTGCTGTCTGTAACCAGCTTCCAATGGTCGCGGGTGTTATGGTTGTAACCTTCCACTGCAACTGCAATTCCGGCCTCACGAAGTTCACGGGCAAGAACTCCCTTTTCGCAGTTATATGCCTCTATCTCGATGCCGAAACGTCTGTTGAAGGTATAGTCCAATTCGGGGCAGGCTGCGATGGCCGGTTGCTGACCGAATCTTCCGGCTTCCAGCATTTTCTTGTATACGTTCTGCACGAAACCGTAATTTCCGTTTGTTACCAAATCGGCTACCTGGCGGCGGGTCAGACCTAAAAGAAGGAGCTGCTGTATCTTTGCCGTCTTCGTTATGCTCTGGTTAAGAATATTTGTAACTTGTTCGTTCATAATGTTTTATCCTTTATTTTTCGTACAGCTAAGGTAACGCTATTAACGCACACAACGTAGTAATATCTTATTTATTATCAGTGTGTTAGCTTTGTTTAGCGTGAGTAAAAAGATGATTATTTCTCGTGGTAGGGATGACGGAAAAGAGTAATCAGGAGTAGCTCCTGACCGCGAACTTCGACAGCCCACGGCCAGGATGGAAATAAACAACATGAACAAAAAGTTTCTGAACCATTTAATGATTCCGATATCTGCTACTCACTAAGGGATGGTTTGACATTGAACAAATCGGTTGCTGCAGAACTGAACATGAGTGTCCAGCCTATGGATTTGAATTCGGATGAGACAAAAGGGATAATGTCATGATTCTCCGATATCTTATCAAGCCATGGCAAATCCTCAGACCGTGAATCGAGAATAAGCCTTTTCCGAAGTGCCGCAAGGAGAGACAAGGTCATTTCCGAGGCAATGGCCGTCTCAACCATGTCTGCGGAATCCGAAACTTTCATGGCTATGGTAGCTGCAAGTTTCTGGCTGTCAAGAATGGAGTTGTGTGTGTCACGGCTTGATGTGAATTCTCCGAAATCCACGAACAGATAGTTGCCGGTAATATTATCGACGCGCTTCTTTACGTAATCGTATGACTGCCCGAAAACAAGATTCTCAAGTTCGGGCATTATCGGTTCCGGGAGTTTCTTGACATACCCAAGCAGTTCCGCATATTGGACAAAGTCACTTGAGCCGTTGGCGAACATGGAGACAACCCCTTCCCTTTTGGGAAAACGGGCAAAATATCTGAGCAAATCAAGTATCATAGGATTTCATTTATTATGTGAATTGGAAGTCTGGTTTCTCTCGCAATATCCGCTTTATCCATTTTGGCCGCATGCAGGCTGCGCACCGTATCAATAATTTTTTTCCGGAGGATGGTCAAATACTGGATGACATTCATGTGTTCGATGGTTTCAATATCCCCAAACCCGTCTGAACTCAAGTTGTACAGAGACTCAAGTGCACCCGTGGAAATGGCAGAAACTTTGGTCTCCTCAAGTTCTGTAAGCAACTTGAACTCAGTTTTGGTAAACAGATAATTGATGAAGGCCTGAAAATTGAAGGCTATGGGAATAAGCTCATCCATCGGCAGCCTAGTGAACTTCTGTGCCAACTTATGCGCTCCGGCAGATGAATACCGGTCCGGATAGTAAAGGATAGCGGCCAATAACGGAAGCTGCTCTTTCGGACATCCAAGGAGACCACGTGCCTCAATGAACTGGAGTGCCGTAAGCGAGCAAGTAAGACGGTTGAACATGGTTTCTATATTATAGGCAAAAAAAGTTTCATCCTCAAGATGTATCGCCGGAACCAGTTGTTTGCAGAAACATGAGTCGACTGCATATTTGTAGTCCAGTCTGTCCAGATACCTGGATATGGTTATTCTATGCAACCGGTGTGGTGGTATCTTCTTACAGAGTCTGTATGTTTCAGAATCCAGTTCCTGGAGTGCTGCATCATTATCCGGATAGACAATCGTGAACGGAAATGTCACCTGCTCTGCAAGCCAGGCCACATTTGCCCATCCATCCGTATTCCTTATTTTTTGAAGATTCCATCCCATAATCCGGCAAACATAATTCGCACGGACCATGCTGACGGATATTTTTCCCTCCGCAAACCTTTGTATATCACGCATGAGTGCTTGGAAGTGATAAGGAGTTAACCCATCCCAGGAATTGGGGATGCTGTATTGCATTCCTTTTGCTATAAAATCTATTGTCAACATGGCATCAGCATTATTATGTCGTCCGGACGGTTAAAGGATGTGTTCGTATCTACAGAGCCGGAACTGTCCGTTGACAAAAGTAGATCTATATTGGCCAGTTCCCGCTTCACCTCTTCAAGCAGAGAAGCGGACAACTCAAGCATGCGGGCCTGCTCATCCTTCCCAGACCTGCTTGCCTTAGACTCGTCAAACAGACTTCTTATTGTCGGTGGAAACTCTATAATGTCAAATCTCCGCAGGGCAATGGCTATGGTCTGCTTGGCGAGGCATCGTTTGAGCGGGCGCAATACCTCCTCCTTTTTCTCTGCCCGTTCAAAATAGGCCGATATCCCGTCATCCAGCGCTTCGCTCTGGATCGGTATGGTCCGGAAAAAGAACAGATAGGACATGTCTATCGTATACAGCATGTCGAACTCCTCCGTACTCTTTATTTTAAGAACATCAAGCATCTTTTTGTATCTCGTTTCTTTCCAGGAGGGCACGGTCTGACTGTTGTCAAGCAACTGGATGACAGTATCCATGGCATTATAATAATTCTCGATATACGACCTGCGCATGCTTTCCTGCTCATGCTTGTATATATCGACATCATCCTTACGCTTGGATACAACATCAAAAATGAGCTGTTTGGCCATGGTAAGATTGGCCATAGCAAGACGCAGGGCCTCCTTCAGTTCGCCCTCGTCTGCCGTCAGATCGGTGTAGACATCTTTGGTAAGGATGATAATCATCTGCTTTTTCGCAGAAATGGCAGACGAATTGAGCTGGTCGAAAGTGACATTGCTCTCTGCATAGGGAGCATACTTCCGAAATTCCGAAATGGTGGTAAACAGTTCTTCCAATATTCTCATGACTGTTGCTTATTTAGTCTGTTTTGAGGTGAAACATCTTCCTGGCGTGCCGGGACTTCGCGATAGAATCCAAGACGGTACCCCTGGCTGTACAAATGGGGAAAGTTAATCTGTATGGCCATATTGAACGGTTCGGAGCATATTTCGTCTTCCGAGGTCAGTGACATAATGTATATCAGATAGTTGTAATACGCATCGGCTCCTGATTTGGATATGACCCCGTCCTTGCTGACACTGGATATGGAGGAGTCAAGTCCCACGCTTGACAGCAGCACCTCATCGGCGCGTTTGTCATAGGATATCAAGGCATCGATATATTCCTTGTATTTCAAATCAACCGTCTCTATCTTCCAGCGTTCCTCTTCGCCCTGGCTGTTCTTGAAGCTGATTGTCGCATACGCCTTACCCTGGTTGTCTGCACCGGACAGATAGCGGGAGATCTTGCGCAGTTCAGACTGCAGATACTTTATCAGGGTGGATTCCTTGAATTCCGAACCAATCACGATGCCATTGTACATCAGTTCTTCCTCATTGTTTTTCTTGCGCCGTTTATTCTCGTCGCAGAGTTTGGTTATCTGGATTCTCTTGGACTCAAGCCAGGCATTGGGGATGACAATGTGTATCTTGGCGGCAAGCGAATTACGTAAAAAGGAGTTGATATAATCAGCCGTATCGTTGGAACCCTTGATGTAGGAGCGGGTACCGGCATGGGTTTCGTTCACACCGTAGAACTCATCCACGGATTTTTCCCGGTGATGGGAAATGGCCGCGAATCTGTAATTGGCAAGCTCCGAAAAGGAAAACTTCGGATAGATGCGGAAAGTGGATGTGCCATACCCCCAACGCCCTACGGCAATGTAGCGGAAATCCCGGTAGTAGACAACATCTGTCGCCACATCCTTCTTGGTGGTGGCCAGCCGGCAATGTCTGTTCTCCATGGATTCAAGGCCGGCAACGGGCATCGTCCCTCTTGCTTTTCCCTTTGTGAAGCGCCACTTTACGAAACAGTCCCTGAAATAGTAGTAGTTCTTGATGATTGATTTGGCCACTTCCTTATAACCCGATTCAAGACCGCGCTGTTCCCAACTGTTGAGCCAGTCCATGATTTCCGGACAGTCAACCCACTGTTTCTGAAGTTTCCCGTCCACGATTGCCGGCTTGTACACGGCAAGCCCATGGCCATACAGCATGCTGACCTGCTTGGTAATCAGTCTTGGCAGAAGCCGGTTCTTCTTTATGTCGGACGCGACTTCCTCGCATTTCATGTTGTTGAAGCCACGGCTACACACCTGGAATCCTTGGATGCTCTGCCACTGCGTATCCGGAAGACTTCCTCCACTCAGGGGGAACATCGGGTCCGGTTCCAGGACTGAAGCCATTGGCCTGTCTCCAATCTGGAAGGATATTACATTGTCATCGTCAAGATAGCAACCGAAGTTGCCTACCATTTTGAGATTGCTTTTACTCATAACCAATCTATTTTATGAAGTTTGAAACCATCTTGAGGAAAGCCCATGTACCTGATGAGAATACGGTAGCACATCTTGGGTTCCCCGTTTGCGTCTGTAAACAGAAAGAAGTTGTCACTGTCTATACTGAATCTTTCTTCAGGCAGTTGAGTACGCCATCTGCATCCTTCTTTAACTGTCAATGTGGCTGATGCCTCCCCCTTATGCCTGGAACACGGGAAGAAGGCAATGGTAAAGCAGCCGTCAGGCAGTTTTGATATCTCTTTGGCCCATTGCATCGCTTGAATACCGGTCATTGTCATTTCCATGCCCGAAAGTAGCAGGTTTCTACTGCGGGAAAAAGGACGGGAAGCACCCTCCGTCATATTTCCGAGGAACCTCGAAGAATGCCTTGCAACTCCAAAACTCAGCGGTGCGTGCTGAACAGCCTCTCACGAAGAAAACGCTTTCCTTTTTCAAAAATATAAAAGTCTGGTTTCCAAATGAAAAGCGTTTGTTTCAATGTCAAACGATACCATTATTGTATCTTTACTGACTATTTTTATAGTGAAAAACAGCCGTTATATAGCCAGATTATCAGGTAAATTGTCCGGCATGGACGATAATTCACTCAACACTTTGTTTCCATAACGCCCGAAAAGAAGATAAATCAGGGCACTGGGAAGCTGCGTTGTCAGTCCGGCCTGGTTCTTGAAAGGCACTTTCTTTTCCGAAGATTTGTCCAGCTCGATGCGGCCTTCCGTTTTTTTCAACGGTGACAGCATAATGGCACTGCAAAGGTTCCTGCACTCGTTTTCATCTATCAAAATTTCCGGCAAGGCATTGCTCCTGCCTCCAAACATAAGAAGCAACAACTTGAACTGCTGCCAATGGTAGACGGTGGCCTGCCCTTCGTTCATCAGTTCCACCTCAAAGCCATAACTTTCCAGCTCTCGCTTCAGGGCACGGCTGTCGGTGGTAATCTGCTCCAGTTCCTCGCGGCGTTTGTTCCCCGCACGGTCAGGGTAGAGAATGATACGCTTATTCAGGGAATCAGCACCGAAAAACTCATAGAACTGACGGGCGAGTTCGGGCTGTTCATCCGGGTAGCAGCAATAGAACTCTTTGATTATGCGGAGCTGACGGCCGTATTCCTTTTCCTGCCCGACAACAAGGCTGGAGAAGTGGCCGGGGTCATATCCGACCAAAAGCTCGTCACGCTTGTTGTAGTGCTTCAAATAGCGGGCTGTGAGTAGAAAATGTTCCCGCAGGTCAAGTCGTAGAATGGATTCATAAATATAGCTGTCTGCATACTGATGTTTCTCCTTGTTGTAGTTGGCGAAGAATTTGTTGATAACCTCCTTATGACGGATAGCGCAGATGGAAGTGAGGAATTCGTCCATATCCAAGGTCTCAAGCTGCGTCTTGAAGAACTTCGGACCAAGAATATCCTTGTTGCAGAAGGAACTGGCACGGACGTACAACGTGGCGTTACGGCGCATGTCTGCCAGGCGGGGCTGCCATAAGGATATGATGCGGTCCTGCCTGATGATTTCAAGACGGATATGTTCAAGGGTAACGGGATTTGTCGTTTCCCGTTGGGAATTTATGAGCTTGTATTTCTGATAGATAGCTGCATTTACATGAAGCGCAACTGTAGAAATTTCCTCCATCAGTTTCGTATCCATATTCTTCTCATATTCCTCGAACCAGTCATCTTCGCCGAGATCCACACGCGCGGTATCGGATACGCCCGTGATACCTTGGTAATAAGGTGACCGGCGTATTTCGGCACTGGCACCACGGAGGGAAGGGAACAAGCGGGTTTTCAATTTCTCCCCTTTGTTGTGTTTCATCTCTTCAATGATGGCGTGGACGGCAGAGCGTCCGGCAACGGACTCCGGCTGGTCCGAACTTACCAACTGGATGTGATGGCCATCCCGGAAAACGACACTGTGTTTGGGGTAGGATATGGGATATCGGGGCTTGCGGAAATGAGAAGGGAGCTTATTTTCGCCCACCACATAGTCAATACCATATTCCAGCATGGAGCGCGCCTTCCCACCTACGGTGACTTCCCTGGAGAAATAAGCCTGAAGGTTGGGCCATACGTTCGTCATCAGGGCAACGTAGGTCTTATGTACCAGAAACGACAGTTCGCCTGGCATGTCATTGGCCACACGGATGATACGTGGGCCGGTGATACCTTCCGTCTTGCCACCTGCACGCGCCACCTCGGCAAATATGTTGTTGGCATCGATGACATTGACCAGTATCTGCATCTGGTTCATGTAGTATTCCTCAAACCGGGAAGTGGTTTCAATATCTGTTTCCATCTCACTCTTCATTAAGTTCTTCGTATTCAGCTTCCTCAATATCCGCATCGCGCAGCAGGCGCTTCTTTTCGGCCTTCTCGATGGGAAGGTTCTCTATCAGGTTCAGATAGAAGCCTTTATTGTGCTTGGAGGCAATCTCCTTCAGGGAGGCCTTGCTGTATCCCAGGTCTTCCGGAGTAAGCTCGGGAGATATCAGGAAAACGATTCCCAGATTACGGTCGGCTTCGGCAATCTCGGCGGCACGGCGACGGCACTCCAGGGCGGCGGCATAGCACTTGCCCTGGGTCTTGTAGTCACCGGCAGCCGCACAAAGCTTGGCAAGATCCTCGTACTTGTCGGCATAGTTGGACTCCCACACCTTGATGGACACATTGTTGTCGATATTGAAGTAATTGATGGCCGCATAAATGCGTGCCTTGCATGTACGTTCATCCACATTTATCTGCTGCTGGGCATTGATGCGCTGGCGCAGCTGCTTGGCGGCACGGGTGATGTTACGCTCGTATTCGTAAATCTCCGCTGCCCATTGCAGCTGCTTGAGAAATAACTGCACATCGGCAGGAATGCCGTCACACTTTCCGGTGGTGAGGAATGCGGATATCAAGTCCGGATGTATCTTATCAAGGGTGTCGAGTCTGGTCATATTCCAAAGAGTTGGTTTCTTAAGTCTTTGACTGTCCGTTCCTGCTTACGTGTTTCCAAGGTCTCAATGGCCGACACATCACCGGTCTCGGCTTTCTTGGCAAGTTCGGCATCGATATTGTATTCTCCCAGGGCACAACCGTTACGGTAGGCGTCGTAATATACGTCACCGGGTATCGACAGACGGACTATAAGTGCCGTTTTTTCTTTCCCACGCAGGCCGAGAAGCGTACATATACGTTGGGGAGTGTACCCCAAGGCACCGAAAGTACGCACCTGGGATACATATTCGTCACCTATCAAGGTGGCCTTATCGACATTTGAAGTTGGACTGATTTCATTTTTCATGTTATTGTTCTATTTCGTTGATGGTCTTATATATCTGATATATCACTTGCGGCACCATGGCATTTCCATAGGCTTTTATAGCTTCTGTCCTCCATCTGGAATAAGGGTTTTGACGGATGGACCGGGAGCCTTTAAAAATGGCATCAGTATCCAATAGGTCGGAAATCCCATCATCTCCTCGACAAATAGGGGGTTGAGTTGGGAAGTCTTCCCAATACCGTAATCCGCATGTATTTCCCCACGCAGACTCGTTCTCTGGAGAGAGGGGTTTTTCCTTGTCGAGCCTCCCTTCCAATCCGATGCAGTCGGTGTGCTCATCAGATGGAAAATCCTTCCAAGTCCTACACTTCCGTTCGAACCGTTCTGATTCACTTTCCGAAACATCCCGTTCTTCGTAATGATAAAGCGGTCGTTCTGTCCTATTACTGCACCAATTGAACTGTCTGCCGCTTGAGGAGTAGGAAGAAGTCCCCCATAAACAAGCTGGCTTAGCAGACTGTTGTATGTCGTTCCGTTCTTGTATCCCTTTTTGAGTGCCCTTTCCTTCATTTTTTCCGGTGCTTCGCAACGTTGGACAGTCGTGGGAGTCTGCAACAAATTCGTACGGAGGTATTCTGCCATCCGTATCCGATTTTCCTTCACTCTTTTTTTTTCGTAATCTGAAGCTGTTGTTACAAGCGATGAACCAGACTCTGTCTCTTCTATGGGGCGCACCGACGGCACAAGCCGGTATAACAATCGGTTGGACAGTATATCCTTCGGCTTCAAGGTCCTTGCAGATGGTTTCGATGACAAACTCCTGTTTATCCTCATGCTCCGTAGCCGGCATACTTTCCATGTCAGCCTTCTTGCCGGGTTGTACCATTGATAAGATGCCAGCAACATTCTCACCAACAACCCAAGGCGGTCTGATTTCCCGTATGGCACGTTTAAATTCCGGCCAGAGGTAGCGGTTATCTTCTGTTCCCTTTCTCTTTCCGGCCACACTGAACGGTTGGCATGGAAATCCTCCCGTGAGGACATCAATTTTCCCTTGCCATTCTCTAAAATCTGTTTTTGTGATATCCTCATAACTTTTTGAATTAGTGAACCAATAATTAAGTACTTGTCTACAAAATGGGTTGATTTCACAATGGAATACATTTTCCCAACCCAACCAATAAGCGGCCAATTCCGGCGCACCTATTCCGCTGAAAAGTGATGCATGTCTCATTGGATTACCTTGTTTTGGTCAGCTATCATATCAGCTGTCTGTTTCACATCCAGTAATTCTCCGTTCCGGACTAACCGGATGGGCTGTCCAGGGAACATGGCGCGGTATCGGTAAATGGTGGCGGTAACATATTTCGGGTCTATCTCCATAGCATGACAGATACGGTCTATCTGCTGGCATGCCATGAGGGTTGAACCGGATCCGGAGAAGATGTCGAGGACTATCTGACCGGGAGTGCTGGAATTGGATATGGGATATGCCATAAGGGCTATGGGCTTCATTGTCGGATGTATGGCATTGCGCTGCGGCTTGTCGAAATTCCAGACGGTAGTCTGCTTACGGTCGGAATTCCATTGATGTCCGGCACCCGGTTTCCAGCCATATAGACAAGGTTCATGCTGCCATTGATAATCCTGGCGTCCCATCACCATAGTATTCTTTACCCAGATGCAGCATTGTGCAATCTTGAATCCCGCTTTCCTGAGAGAAGCCCGGAAATTCTCGCCTTCACTGTCCGCATGGAATATATAGTAGGATCCTCCCGGCTTGAGTACGGCAAACATGACAGAAAACACTTGCTTGAGAAAGGTGGCGAACAAGTCGTTTTCCATGGAATCGTTCTGAATGGTGAGTTCCTCCTCTGTACCGCCTTCATAGTTCACATTGTACGGCGGGTCTGTGACGCACAAGTCCGCATGCTGCCCGTCCATCAGCGCCGTGATGTCCGCTTTGGAACGGCAATCGCCACACATCAGCCGGTGACTGCCGAGCAACCATATATCGCCGGGTCTGGCAATTACAGTATCTTCAGATGCAGGAACATTAAAATCGGTGGCATCTTCCTGCACATTTTCCGACTCATGCTCTTGGGCAAACAAGGGAGATAGCTGCCCGAAATCAGTGGTCTTGACCTCATAACCCAGGTTGAAGCGCTGCAGGGTGTCAGAATCTATATTATATTTTTTGAACAGCAGGGTATCCGGATTCCTGGTGGCAAACTCGGAATTATAGGCTGCGATTTCTTCTACCGCTTCCTTCTTGTCTGCCGCAAAAATGGGTTCATAAGGTATTTCCGGTATTGTAAACCCGGACTTGCGCAATGCAAGCAGTGCTTTCCGTCTCTGATGGGCATCGATAATCCAGAGCTTTCCGTCCGGATCCTGCCAGGCTTTGAATGCATACTTGAAACCACGGGTGATGATAAGCATCTGCAGTTTCGATAATTTGTCAGGATCAGACTTCTTGAAGTCTTCCTGAAGCTCCAAGAACGAATCCAGCGGGGCAGTAGGCAAACCACCCAAATTAAATACTTCTATCAGCTTTTCCATTTTACTTCGAATTGAATTTTTGCAATATTGCTTTGAACAGTGATTCCCGTTCACGGTGACGTCGGAGATTCTCCTTGTCTTGGGTGCGCTTGTTTTGCCTGTCAGCGCGTTTCAGGTAACACTCGTATCTGCGGATATTGTCCGTCACATTCTTATGCAGGCGCAGGAACTCCTGCGGGTCCGTCTGCAGCAGCTTCTCCAGTTGTGCTCTCTCTGACTGGTGTGCTATGAGCGGATGAATGTAGAGGAACTTCCCAGTGTCGTTGAACGATTGCAGCTCATCGAATGCCTGAAGATTACGGATACGCAGTTCCACCATGTCCATGATGTCACGCTTCTGCGGTTTTCTTTCCAGACTTTCGTCGAGCTGCTTCATCTGTTTCCAAGTGACCACACGGTCGTTGTAGATGAGTGTGGCTATTTGGACTTGCGGGTCGAAGAGGTTGTCCCAGTCGATTTGCGGGTATTCCTCTTGCTTTTGGACTTTACCGGAACATTGGCCGGCTCTTTTTTTTTCTCTTCTTCCAGCGCCTGCTCAGTCTCCCGGGCACGGGCTTCCGCTTCATCCCTGGCTTCCTCCGCTTCATCGGCACGCTGTTCGGCTTCTTCAGCACGGGCTTCCGCTTCATCAAGCGCTTGTTTCAACTCTTCTGCCGAGTTGTCAGCCGGAGCTGTTTCAGGCTTTTCCACGTCATCATGTGGACCGGTCTCTTCGGTATGTGTTGTTTCCCCTTCGGGCATTTGCTGTTTTTTTCCGGCCGTCTTTTTCGTGGCAGGACCTTTTGTTTTCTTTTCTCCGGCATCTTCAGCCTCTTTTGCCTTTTTTGCAATCATAGCCCGGCGATACTCACGTATTTCCTCACGTGTGGCACAATCTAACAAAGCATAAAGGATATCATCGGCATAACGTTTGGGGTTGCGTGAGAATGTGGCAAGTTGCGGAAATCCAGGAACTTCTTTAGCCAGTAACTCAAGGTCATATTGTGCCACATCCGGATTCCGGAGAGCTACGAAATGTGTCTTCTTTTCTTTGAAACTATACATAACATACAGATTTAAGTCCTACAAGCCAACACGCTGCCTATAAAGGAATTATGCAGGCTTGTAAGAAGTTGTTTTTACTAAGCTGTCTGCACACGGCTGCCGGATACCTCGACAAGTGTAGAGGCATCAAGCACCATGAAGGTGATGGAGGAACCCGCTTTGGCTGTCCAGGTAGCTCCATCCTCAAGCACAAAGCTGTTGCCGTCGGCAATGGTGGCCGCCTTGTCGGTACCGGTACCCTCAAGTGTGATGTAACGTCCCTTATCATTGGCTGTCAATCCGCTGACGGTGGAAATGGCGTATGTGCCTTCACTGCCATCGGGGATGGTATAACGGTTGTTGGTGGATTTAATGGCAAGTGCCGTTGCGTCAGCCGTGTGAGCCGCTGCCGGAGCACGGACAATATCGCCCGTATACTTGTAGTACTGGTCAATGCTTGTACGTGTGAAGGTATAGGTTACATAACGCCCGTCCTTGTCATTTTTGGACTCGAAAGAGGAGAGTACCATCGGACGGTCATAGTTGCCGAGAATGTACCACTGCGCATCGCCCACTTCCTTGAAAAGGATGATGAACTTGCCTCCGGCATGCTGTTCAATGAAATCGAGCAGCTGGTCACGCATGCCGCCCATGACGGCAACAAAAGTGTTGGTACCGCTGGTGGTAATGTCACCCTTCTCGCCGGTTGAAGTGTAGGTGGGAATATCGTGAGCCGCAAAGTACTTCATATATTGTCCGGCTTTCATCGGGATGGTGCTTATCTCACGCTGCTGGTTAGGAAGCGGAAAGGGCACATCGGAATTTACCTGGTCGATATCCACCAAATAAATCTTATAGGCGATGTTTGAGCCATGCGTCTTTCGGTCGGATACGTCATCCACGTCACCGATGACCATCATGGCGGCCAGTGTGGTACCGGAAAATCCGTAAATTCCCAGCACAGAACCGGGGGACATGACCATGTCAAGAATAAACACGAGTGCCAGAAGCACCATCAGCGAAAGGAAAAACCGGACCTGCATCTTACGGGCGGCCTGGTTCCCTTTACGGAAAGGATTTGAAATTCTTTTTGCTTTCATACAATTTTAATTTTTAAGTTATAAAAAACGGAGCGGGCTTAAGTGGACCCGCCCCGCGCTACCTGAAAACAATCTGTTCTTATAGACAACCAATTATCTGACTCCAGGAATGTTGGGCTGGAGTGCAGCGTTCACCTTGCGTACACCGCCTACCTGACGTTCCAGTTCCAGGAAGTTACCCTTGCTGTTCAGGATTACCATGATATAGTCACCCTCTTTGGTCGGAGTATAAGCTTCCGTAATGCCGGCAAACTTGTCCGACTTGGCGATGGTAGTGGCATTCTCGGTACTGCCACATTCAATAATGTAGGCTACACCGGCTTTGGCTCCCGTAATGTCCGTAATGGCTTTGGCGGCAGTGTTGGCCGCTGTTATCTGCCAGAATCCCTTTGAAGCATCGACAGTGGTCGCGTCCGCTGCCATATCGACGGCAGGTTTGTTCATGAAGATTTGCTGCCATTCGTAATTGTTGGCCTTCAGTTTTTCCAGGCTGTCAAAACGGCGGCCGGTGAACGAAGCGGCGGTACCTTCTTTCCAGGTGGACCATGCCTTTACCAGTTCCATGTCCTCTTTCACCTTGATAGAGAGCATCTCGCCCGGTACGAATTCCAGGAACTGGAGGTTACCCGGAATATCCATGAACATGAGGGGAAACTGACCGAGGTAAGGCAACCAGATGATACGCATATTCGTGTCAGGTACCACATTGCGGTAACTGTCCGGACCGGAAAAATCAATGTCCTTTCCATATTTGGCGCGGACATTCTTAATCCACCAGGGCAAATGGGTCTTATTCAGATAGAGGACGTGGCGGTCAAGGTCCATGTCTTCCGTGCAGGAAGCCACCACATCGCCGACAAACTCCTGAACGGAATCCAACATGTTGGAAGCCGTGTAGCTGCGATAGGACTTATCGTCATGGGGAAGAATCTTAAACTCATGCATGTAGCGGACCAGCGTGTATATGATTCCGGTCGATGCGTTCAAGTAACTGCCTGCGACACCCGTTTCCGGCTTGACATAGATACCCCGCATACGGCGTTTGTTCTGCTCCACCTGCGCAGTTTCCAATGAGTTCAGGATGCAGAACTCGATCATGGTCCACTTGATAGGATCGGAGCCTTCCTTGTTCAGATAAGCGATGTACATGCGTTCCAGTTCTTTCATCGGACCGAACTTGAGCTTGATCATCGCATCATCCACATGACCCATCTCATTCTCAAGCTTCATGTCACCCTTCCAGATTTCACCCTGCTGGTAAGCTTGGGAAACTTCGGAGAAGAAGGCATTGAACACGAGGTCATGGTCCTGAATTCCATAGCGGACGGGAAAATACTGCGTGAGGTCGCGGACTGAGAGTACACGGGCAATCAAATAGTCCTGACGCAGAACCACATACTGGTTGCCCACACCGGCTGTATTCACCCCTTCGTAGTTCGTACTGAATTCTCCGGCTGCCAGACGTTTGGCGTCAAGCATGCCGTTTCTGTGCAGATAATCGTAACGCTGCTGCAGTGAACGGGAGAAAGTAACGGCCTGGCGACGGAAAGCGGCCCCTTCAATTTCTTCATTCCATGGACCGTAAGAAGAAGCGGAGGCCGGATTGACAGCAATCTTGTTCCAACGTTCGGACATGGAGAACATCTGGTTTTCGATACCGAAAAGATACCGGGAACGGTCTGCCGGTCCCGTGAACATGATGGAAGCAGCTGTCACTGTCCGGGAAGGGATATCATCCTCCGCGCGGTTGTTCATATTGTCAACCAGGCTCTGCACAGCGGTGGCCAGTTGCACCAGGCCTTCACCGTTGGCTGGCTGTGAAATGGTCTGCACCGGTCCATTCCCACTATTTTCCTCTTCCGTGGCTGTTGAATTGGTTTGTACCGGATTGACGATACTTCCAAGAATGGACTGTACCTGGTCAATCTGTTCCTGGGTGACGGCAACCGTTTGCCGTTGCGCCGCCTGGTCCGCAGCCAAGTCATCCTGAAGGATAGACTGGTACTCCTGATTATAGGAGTTGACTATCTGTCCCCATTCTTCCTGGGTCAGTTGATTGGCTTTCGCTTTGTCCAGCAGATTCAGTTTCTGCAGGACGGTCTGAATTCTTTCCTTTAAATTCATGATAAACAAAAGTTAAGTTATAAATAGTTGAGAGCACTTCTTTTTATATTCTCAATCTCCATATAGCTGCGACCGAGTTCTACAGCCTTAGCCACAGCTTCGGGAAAAGTCATGGAGGCGTCAACCAGCCCTTTATCGATGGCATGCGGAGTATCGAACGTTTCACCACGGAATACCGGGTCGTCTTCCGGCAGGCTGCCCAGTTGCGGTCTGGACGCAAGAACGGCGGCAAGGAACTGTTCATTGGGTGGATCCAGTTCTTCTTTGATGTACTGTTCCGGTTTCCCTCTGAGCAAGTCATCCGTCTTTTTATTCTTCAGGTCTGATTTCGTGGCTTTGGCCTGGATGAGTTTGAGCCCCATCTTTTCGAACCATCCGTCATAGTTACAAGTGGAAATCATGGTTCCTATGCAGCCGATGGTATCATAGGCCGTGAGTGCGGCAATGAAACTGGAATGGCAGGTTATATAATAGCTGGCCGAACAGTTGCACTGCTCCACCAATGTCATGACGGGCTTGCCGAGTGAGCGCATCGTCTCACTGAGTCTGTCCATATACCATGCTTCCCCTCCCGGAGAGTTCACATGCAGGAAATGGCAGGTTATGGCCGGATTGGCTTCTGCCGCAAGCAGGTCCCGTTCGAACTGCTTGGAGGAGAAATACCACTGACAATCTGAGGTGATGAATCCCCAGATACGGTGATAGGCGATACTGCCTTCAGGAAGTTCGTCAGAAGAGAAGTCATCGGTGACGGTTATACCCTGGAGTTCTGAACGGGCCTTCATTTCCTGCTGAAGAAGTGAAAGGGCCTTTTTCGATGTCTCCTTATATGTGGGGGGATTTTCATTGAAGAAAAAGGATGTCGGCTGCAGACTGTCAGCGGGCACCAATGGAAAAGCCTCTATCATGGCAGAAGACAAGCCCTCTGCCGTGATAAGAAGCCGGTGTATATTTAAAGTAAGAAGCTGGCGTAGATAAGTTCTGTTCATTGCGTATCTTTTCAGCGAAGATAGGCAGCCTGCAGAAAGGGGTGAAGGACGCTACAATAGCGGGGAACTGAGCATTTTGCATTCAATTTTCAGAGTTGCCGAATTCAGATTGGGGGATATCGAGACAATGGCGGGTATTTTTTTGTCCCCGATCCGGAAACTCCGGTGCCTGGTGTCAGTGAACTCGACAATGCAGAACCTGCCAGCCAGGAAGTCTTTCATCACTCCGGATGGAGGAAGGCTTATGCTTATATCTTTATTGCAATTGAAACAGCGGCCCGCCTCTGAGGATTCCGGTACCGGAGTAAACTCAAACTCATCGGCCATGAACCGATAGACATCCTGGCGCATGTTATTCACCGGATAGACTTTAATCTGAATGGAAAGTTCTTTCATATTAGGATATTTATTTGTAATTCAACAAGTTCGCCACGCATAGGACATTTTATCCTCCATTTTGGGACAAAATGCATAGTTCGGTCGGTGATTTTTTAGCCGTTTTTTAACTTCTTTTTGTATTCGCGACGCTTTTTCCGCTTGCGGATGTTCTCCCGCCACCGATAGAAGTTTTTCAGCAATGCATCCTCGCTGATGCTGTCTATGCAATACGCACATAAGAAATTGTGAACGATATCGAGATTGTTCAGCTCATGCCCGTTCAGGTCGTTCTCGTCCATTGCCGTATGAAGTTCCCGGTTGAACATCCTGCGTATTTCCGTTTCTATGATTTTGGCCGACCGTGGAGACAGATAGTTGTATATTTCCGGATCCTTACCGATACGCCTCTCCGGGAGTATGATAGTCAGATTACCGTCATCTATGGGAGACTGGTTCTGATGGCGCCGTGACATCAGCGTCCATATCACATGGTACAAGTCCGTATTGTCAGGAATACGGAAAGGCTCATCCGCACCGTTGTTGTACTTCCCGCGCAGATATTCAGCAAGGTAAGGTGTAATTGAAATGCTCGTCGTAATCATGCTCATTTCCTTTAAAAAAAATTTTGAAACCGTTTTTGTTTATTTTTGCTTCCAACTGTCCTACAGTCCAACAGCATTATTAAAGTTACTGATTATTATTTAGTTATACAAATTTACTATAAAGAAAATACTGTTGGAGGACGTCCAACACGTCCAACAAGCCGCATTTTTTGCCGTTTTTGTTGGACGGAGCCAGTTGGATGGTTGAAAAACGGCAATCCAACACGTCCAACAGCATCCAACAAGACAACGCCATTGTAGTATATATATATGATTAAATAGAAAATATATACTACTATACAACAGAGAGTTACATTTTAAAATCCTTTCTCTTGTTGGACTGTTGGACTGTTGGACGCCTATTTTGAAATATTTTCTTTTCAAAACTCCCTCTATATTGCTTGTCTTTTTATTCCAGGGGGGCCGGGGGATGGAGTAGGGGAGTATCATAAGATACCAGGGTGATGAAACCGAACGAAATGTCCGCAAATCGGAATATAAAAAAGCATTTATTCCCGATGGGACGGCCACCGGGAATAAATGTCTGGTTTGTGATATAGGAAAATGTAACATCAGAACTTCAACTCTTGGGGGGCACCGATTGCTCCGATAGGGTCATTGTCGGGATTATCGTCAACACGGGATTCTTCAGAACCGCGTTGCAAATCAATGCTATATAATTCTCTGAAAATTTCGTAGTTGATAGCTATGCAACTGGAATTGGTACACTTCTTCTCAACTTTACGCACCATGTCATTGTTAAGCTTTACCGGAATTCCGGTTTCATTGGGAGTATCTTCCTCGAAACCGCCGCGTGGTACCTCCACGACTTCATACCAATTGAACCGGCGTGCATGGACAAAGCCCAGATAACTGGGATGGGAGCGGAGGTTCTGCTCGATGGTCGACTGCGTTGAATCTTCCTGGTTATATGAAGAACGTGCGTACTGCGTATAGATGGTACTGACGCGTAGGAATAACACGCGGGTTCCTGCAGGAATAGGAACCTCCTTTTTCTCTCCTCCGGGCAGCTTGATGGTGATTCGTTCCGGTGTATCAATGGCGAAGTCCCTGCCTTCCCTGATTGCCTTGGTATCAATCATCACATCCATAGCCTTGAAGAATGTGGCCAGTTTATCCGTCTTGGAAATCAGTTCCACCTGGAATTTGATTTTATCGCAGGCTATTTTAAAAAACTCCTCATAGGTGAACGGTAATTTCAACTCTGTATAATCCTCAATCAGTCTGCATGTCGCCAGAAACAATGATGCAGTCTTCATGAGGCGGTCAATCTCACCGGCATTTATCAGCGCCTGCTTCAATTCATCATAGGATTTCTGCTTCAGTGCCCGGAAATGCTGCATTACCAGCGGACGCAGCTGAAGGACTTCAAAGAGGACATTCGACAACCCGATTTTGGCCGGATCCTCTATATCCTTGAGTTTGTTGAAAAGCTCCACTTCCTCCCTGGTCCGGTTTTTCGGTTTGGGGACTTCGCAGACTATAATACGTGACATGAGTGCATTGTCATCACGTTGGGGAGTTTCCTGGCCGCAAATGACAACCGGCGCGTACACCTTGTCGTTTTCTATCTCCTTGCCGGATGTGCCTTTACGCTTCTGTCTTCCATCGCCATCATATACTATTCCTTTAAGTGCCTGGAACTTTATATCTGATATATCTTTATTGTTGTATTCATCAAGGACAACCGGTACATCCCGGAAAGTGCTCATCAATGTGGACATGGCGGCATCGGTACCGATGTTCAGGTTGAAAATCGGTATCTTGGGAGAAATGAACAGGGAACGGATGGATATCGCAATCTGTGTTTTTCCGGATGACATCGGTCCCATAAAGAATGGCGCTGTAAACAAACGGTCTATGCAGTGTATGTTGCTTCGGAAAGCGCACATGATGGCAAAGAGAATGGCCCATTTCCCGTTGTCGTTGATTTTATAGACACGGTCCATCAGTGAGGCCCATTCGTCGAAAGTGCAACGTTTGTCTATAGGGATTTCCTTATAGACAAGCTGTGAAATAAGTTCGTACTTGTCGGACTGCTTGCCGGAACCGGCATATATGGTGGAGAATGCCGGTAGATAATAGTTCTTGTTGTTGTGAGTGACAACTCCAAGTTCATTTACCGCATCAAATCTCGGTATTCCGTCAACAACATGGAAGATGCCGTTGGCAAATGCAAAAAACTGTTGGTCTTCCCGTCGGGAAAAACCGTCTTCCTGCTGGTTCCCGTATGTGGAAACTTCTGTGCAAGTAATATAATTATTGCTCATATATGTGCGTATTTTTTCCCAATGTTTTTCTTCACCATTGTAGAAATTTACAGCTTCCAACATAACTAATTTTTCTACAAGAGTGCTTTTCTTGGCTAAAACCTTGGAGTTTACCTCAATATAAAGTGGCGTTTTGAATTTACGACGATTTATTCTAAGGACACGCTTGTTTTCCTCGTCGTTATCTGAGTAAATATGCAAGAGTGGAATCATGTAGAAGTCACCCACCAAAGTGTAACCCGACTTTTCATTCTTGAAGAGATAGCATACTGGCTCACCCTGCTTGTTGAGTTTCGGATAGTAATTGAATTCTTGAAACATCTGCAGATATTCCGGATTGTCCTGGACATAACGGGGAAGTTCGTTCGGATCATAATTATCTTCAATATAATCGTCGTCTGTCCGCTGTGCATTGATGAGCATGCGTGACTTACGTTTGGCCAGGTAAGGTCTGACTATTTCATTCAAGGCTTGCTTGGTCAGCCCCAAGCAATTCTGAAAGTAGGTAAAATTGATGATGCGTACCGAATCTTCCGCGTAACTGATTATTTCAGCACAACGTTCGATATAGGAAGTACGTTCGCCATTATAGGTCTTAAAAAAACATTTGTGCAGGAATACGTAGAATTTCACAAAGCTGAAAGTCTCGATGATATCGTTTGCCTCCCCATCCATGTTTTCCTCGTCGTCACTTCCTTCCTCATCATTATCATCCTGGACATCTCGTTCGACCGTTATGGTGATATTGGAGAGCCCGGCACGGAAAATGGCAGATAATCCGGCAAGGTAACCGGATTCCGTACCGTCCTTTGCAATGGTAAGGCCATCGCTGTCAGAGGTGAACATCTGGCTTGCCTGACGCAACTGCTGTATGTCGTTCATTCCAGGAATGCCATGGACGTATGCTATGGGGGCATCTCCATACAAGGTGAGGAACTCCTGATAATTCGATGTCAGGATGCAAGGCTCATTCCCGCTACGTGCCTCCGCAATCATATCGATACCATATATGCCGGGAGCCATCTTGTCTTTCTCCTTGATGGAAGCTGTCTTCCGCTGCCGCAAGATGGAATTCACTTTCCGCTGGATGACTTCCGTGTTGCAGCCGAAAATCCCGGCCATTATCTCTATGCACTTGAGAAGAAGCGTTTCCGAAGGGATGACAGATATGAGGGTTGAAAGCCGTTGCATTGCCTCTTCCTCTCTGTTTGGGTCGGTTCCGGGATTCTTGCCTCGTAAGGAGATGGCAAAATATTGAAGGAAATTCTGTTCCCGGTTTGCAAGCCATTTTCCGGTTTCAAGTTTCTGCTCCTGGGCAATATTATCAGGATCCTTCCCTTCAGGAAGCGGAACTGCACTGACCTGGAAACCCGCACGCAGAAAAGCCTCACAGTTGACCAGTGACGCTTTCAGCCCGGCTGCATCCGCATCATATACAAGTATCACGCGATGGGTGAACCGGCCAAGCAGCTGTATCTGTTCCGGAGTCAGTGCGGTTCCGCTGGTGGCAACGGTATTGCAGACACCGAACTTGTGCATGGACATGGCATCGAACTGACCTTCGACTATATACGCACAATCATATCTTGCAATGGCAGTACGTGCCTGGTACAAACCGAAAAGGTGAGTGCCTTTCTTGAACAACGGCGTGTCCCCGGTATTGACGTACTTGCCGGTGTTTTCCTGCGGGGTCAGCCAGCGTCCGGTATATCCGTTTATGTTGCCCTTGATATCAAAATAGGGAAACATGATGCGGTCCTTGAAAGTGTCGAAGGTGAAGTTCTTCTCGCTTCTCTTCAGGATGTCCGTCTCAAGCAGCTTCTGTTCGGAAAATCCGGCTGCAAGCATCTCCTTTTTAGCCAGGTTGCCTGCCGGGGCATATCCAATTCTGAAATCCTTCAAGACTTTGTCATCCAGGCTGAACCCTCTGTCATGCAGATAAAGTTGCGCCTCCGGAAGATGCTTCTCGAAAAAGAATGCGGCGCCTTTCATCGCTATACGCTGCGCTTCACGTTCTTTTACCCTGGCCGTTTCCTCGTCGGACATCACCCGTTCAGGGAGAGAGATTCCCGCACGGCCAGCCAGCCAGGTGACAGCCTCGTTGAATGACATGTTCTCATGATCCTGGACAAACTGGATGACATCCCCTCCCTTGCCGCAGACGAAACACCTGTATGTCTGTCTTGACGGACTGACGGTCATCGACGGATGCCGGTCTGGATGAAACGGGCAGATCCCTATATAATTGATACCTCTCTTGTGAAGGGATACAAACTGACCAATCACGTCCGTAATCTCGTTGGCATCCTTTATTCTCTGTTTTAATTCGTCATCAATCATTGTTCTTCAAATATGCAAAGTTGACGCGCTGCGAATGCCTCCTCCAGTGTTATGCCGAAATACTTCGACAACGCGATATATTCTTCTTGGTTTATATTTTTTCGGCCATAGAAAATATCCCACCAGCGCATCTGGTTGATGCCTACCTCCTGGTAGAAGGCACGGTTGGGCATGAAATTTTCCGGATGCCGGAATTTCAGTCGGAGAATCTCCTGCACCAGATTCCGCTTGACTGTCTGTCCCACTACAATATGCTTCCGGTGCATATATAACTGTACAGCCAATGCGGATCTTCCCAAATGCTCCGCCATTTGTTCCAATGTCTTCTTATTGACATTTTCCCGGACGTATCTGTCCTCATCGGGTTGCCATCTTCCATTGTTCATAGCTTTCTTTCCTCCATATCTGTGTATAGTCTTCATTGAATTCGTATTCAGGGTGCCCGGTGATATAGCAGCAACAGAATTTGATAAATAGTTCCTGCTGCTCCGGTATGACTGAGCCCCCGATATCATAGTAATGCATGACCTTGAGCTTGTCGAGGGCACTATATACCCTCGTCTCAAACTCAAGAAAAGCGTCGACGCCAAGCGTCTCCAAGAAACAGTCTATCCAATCAAGATTTTCCATTCTATATTTCAATAGGCTTTCCATATCATCAAGGACGTTATCTGCTCCTACAGTTCCCGCGTTTCCTTCAGGCTCCCAATGAACAAGTTCATCAGTCTCGCATATAGTCCGGAAGCTTCCTTCAGATTATCCGGATTCTTGCCGGTAAGCTGCACCTTCATATTATCCTTGGAGTAGTCATGGCATATAGCCAAGTGCAGCTCCCGGTTCCGATCATCAACTACCGAGACCTTCACTTCTTCCACGACACTCCCCAGTTCTGAGGCATCCAACCACAAATATGACTTTTCATCTGTCTTCAGATGGCAGTACCGATGTACTTTGCCACCTTTACGAATTAACTCCACTTCGACGATTGTCGCTACCTGATTGGTACGCAGGATGCGCACCTTCTGACCTTTTTTCATTGATATTTCTTTTTTATTCATTACTGATTTGTTTTACTCTAATTCAGTTTTAATAAACTTTCTCATCTGCTTGTTGAAAGAACCACTCCTTTTTTGTGCAGCTCTACAGTCATCAATTGAAAGATTTGCTTCCTTAATTATTCCTGCTGCAATAACAGGCATATCTCTGACTACTACAATATGTTGAACGGCAAACCAAATACCATCAATAAATTCATTATTCATTGGGTTCATATCTTTATAGTTATACTCTAATTGATTAATTCATATTTCAAAAATCTTGCAAGCGTATTTCTATCAACCTTACATATTTTTGCTATTTTACGCTGTGATATGCCTTCGTCAATCAATCCTTTTATCAAGGCATTTTTCCCATACAATTTATATTTGTCAGGAGAACTCTTTCTGCCTTTAGGACGACCAAGGACTACGCCTTCCAATCTCTTTCTGGCTAATGCTTCTTTAGTCCGCTGGCTAATCATGTCACGTTCTATTTCAGCAGCAATTCCGAAAGCAAAAGCAAGAACCTTACTTTGTATGTTATCTCCAAGTTCATATCCGTCTTTTACTGTATAAACCTTAACTTCATGAAGCATACAGAACTCCAATATTCGCATAATCATGAATAATTTTCTACCAAGACGGGAAAGCTCGGATGTAATAATCACATCCCCTTTTTGCAATTTCTTCATAAGTTTGCTCAATAACCGTTTTTCAGGCTCCTTCGTCCCAGATATGCCATCATCAATAATCCAATCATCAACTGACACCCCCAAGGATTCCGCTTTTTTGCAGACTCCTAACTTCTGATTATTAGAGTCCTGCTCGTCCGTACTTACTCTTAAATATCCGTATATCATAATACTGATTCTATTAATTGCATGGCTTCCAAACCATAATGTTTAATAATTATTTCCTTCATAGACATGCACTCCCATTCTTCAGGATACATATTCTGCAATCTATTGTCTAACGCAATTATATCAATTACCAATCTATTATTGATAGCTGATAACAGTGCATCATGTAAGTCTATTATAGGTATATTCGGCAGTAATCTCTGAAATTTCTTTCTGAACTCCGCCCATTCGTTGACTTTATAAATCTTCATCACATTCTGTTCATTATGCATTGATTGATGCCTGAAATCCTCCATGTCGATTTGGTATAATATTTCTTTATGTCAAATATGTCGCACATTATACACGCTGAATTTATACGCTTATTCTTTCTAACCCCAGCGCACTTAACTGGGTATCCTTGAATATTCTTACTTATATTCATTTTTTTAGTCTACAAAAACATGAATTAAAATCCCATCAGCATCTTTCATAGCCTTACAAGGGTACCCTCCACGGTAATGTAAGCATGTTGTATTACACCCTTGAGTACATACCCTACCAATTACCGTATGCGGTATATCCCCATCTATCAGTCCTCCTAATTCGTCATTGTCATTCATAACGAATATTTCACCTTTAATCTCAACTGCTAAATATTTCACTTCCATATCTCAATAGTTATTCGTTAAATGACTACCATCACATTCCTTTTTATAATAAATATAGTATCCGTTATATAGTATGTGATTGCTTTCCTTTCAGCATCTCTCAGCAAGTCTTTTTTTAAGATCTGATAATAGGAGTTGGTGCACTCTGCGTAAACCATGACCTCTCGGACGCGTCTCAAATCATCTAAAAAAGATTGCGGATTATGCTTCTTTATTTCCTTTACTCTCATTACTATTTTGGTTATATTTAAAGTTCACGCATCAACAGAACATCATTATAAGCATCTGCATCTATTTTTTTTGAGCAGATGCTTTTAATTTTGAATCCAGCTTCTAAAATATCAGCAAGATCTTTATCTGATAAGAAAGAACTCCTTATCTCAACGTATTCACCAGGCATTGTCAAGCCTACAATCTCTTTTTGTATCCAATACCTAACCCACCTATGTGCGCTTAGGAGATTGAAGATGATTTTCTCTATATTCATATTTATTCGATTACATTACAAAACATGTACAACAGTATGCTCCACTTTCAGGCATTCCCCCGAAGTCAACCCTAATACACAATTCTCCACAAATGACAAATGGCTTATCGCTTATCACTTTACCATAGACACCATAATGTTCGTGAAATACCTCAGAACCCGGTTTCATTGAGTCCAGTGCCTTTTTCATTTTCTCGGAGGTATAAACGGTTATCCATCTGTTTGCATAATTGTAATAAAGCAGTCCGACACCGAGAGAATCGCACATCTTCAATACGGTTTCTTCTACCTGCTGCCTGCTGAAGACAACGCTGGTCTGCAGCTTCTGCACCTTAACGTCCGGAAATTTCTTTTTGAATGTTGTTTTGGTTACCATGATTCTTATTATTAGATTGTTATAACTCTTTAAATTCCTGCTCCATCCGGCACTTTCTCACGTAAAGTCCATCAATAATGTACTGGGTACAATACTTGGGAAGGGGGATAACAACAAGATCACGAGTACCCCTATCGGCATCGCGATACACACAACATTCCCTGCTGCTTTTTAGAATTGACTCAAGAAGAGAATTACACTTTTCAATCTCTTCCTTAATGGCTTTGGCCCTTTCAAATGATTCATTTTCCATAATATTCAAAAATAATGGTGTGATGTACATAGGGGTGGGAATTGTTGCTTGGTAGAATACTCCATCAGCTCCAGGTTAAAGATGTCCTCTCCGATTTCTTTCCACGCCGAATATACACCATACATACATTCACGCGCATAGAAAGGCGGCTTGTAGGGGTCGCATACACAGATTATCTGCACATGTGATTTTCTGTTGTATGATACCAGCTTCGTTCTGGAACTGTCGAATAAATCTCCAACGACATGTTGGCCAGGGCGGATATTGTAACAGTAACTGTTGTCCTGATACACGTCAAGGGTCTCCCAAGGATATGTCGGGAAATCTGTCATTTTCAAATCTCTCATATTACCGCATATTAGATAGACAACCAATTGCAAATCCTATTATCCCAATATTTATCATCAAGACGATAATATCAAAGAGAAAGAGAATTCGGTAAGATCCGGATGCTTTCCGCATTGCCCAGACACATAGTATCAAGACTGCCACTATCACAATTAGTGATATCCACAAAAAAACAATCACATTACTCATCACTGTCCTATTTTTGCAAATTGATCTATCTTATCTGCCAAGGTATAATAGCCCATCACCTTTTCATAGGATATGATGCAGACAATGCTGTCGCTGTCATGCTCCACAAGAATAGTCCACTGTCCACCCTTGGCATTCTCATATACCTCGAGCCGAACCGGACGGCTGCGTGGGTATTTCTCATTCATAACCTTAATCTGGTGCTCGATGTCACACTTCAGTGCATCCAAAGAACATTCGTCAGCAATCAGATGTCGGTCAAACTGTTGCACGTATATCTGTAATGCCCTGCCTTTTTTGTTGACATTGGCATAAGTCTTGATGTTATCTATAAAGTATCTCATAGCATTCAGATTTTATGTATTTACCAAGTATTGCTCCATAAGTTCGGGGATATCTTCTATCATCTTCAGCATACACTCATGCGGCGCATTAAGAAATGAAATAGCAAGGATACTAAAGTCCTGGTCTATCTGCCGAACTTCGTCTACCTGCAGGTAGTCCAGCGCATCAACGGCATCGACGAAAGGAAGATGACTCTTGAGTGCAAATCCACAGTTGCATATTACTCTGCCCGAAGCCGTCGGACGTGGAATCCACATCCTGAACTGTCCGTCAGGAGTGGAAATGGAGGAAAAACCTTTGTTATTATTCATATATTCTGTTTATTAAGTTAGTAAATCGTCGTCTCATATAGGGGAATCGAACCCCAGTCGCAGCAAATCTTAAGTATACCGCTACCATTTGAATGTAGTATGAGGGGCCGGACTATCTTCGCAGACCGTCACAGCCATAGAATACACATTAAACACAGATGGCACACCTCACGGTGGGCTTATTTCATTTGATTCCGGTGCCAGTAAGAAATCATCTCACCCACATTACGAACCTTGATTTTTGCCTTGATATTCTCCCGATGGCGGTTAACCGTACAAGGCGAGATATGCAGCTCTGCCGCAATTTCATCTGTTTGGCAGTTGGAGGCAATGAGCCGGAATACATCCATCTCGCGATCAGTCAGTGCTGTATCAAGCTCCGGTCTGCATATCACCCCTTCATGTTCACATTCACCCCGTAATGGGCATTTGACCTCCTCGAATACAAACTGTCCATCCTTGTTAATGTCAAGATTGTACTGGTCATACTCTCCGAAATTGCATCGGATGAAACGATGAACTACCCGGAATTCATAATGCCAACGATTCATCGTGCTGCTGGAGTAGAGTTGCATCAGCCGGGCATGTGCCTTGGGGTATCGATCCCGGATAATGGCAAGCATGTGTTCAATAGTTGGGCGGTCGGTGTCCTTAAGAACCACCGCCGACTGCCCGAACTCCTTCATCATAATATCACCTTCAGGAGTGTTGTAGAACTCGATGTTTTGCAACATGACGTTTAGAAATGATTGATATATTAGTTTTGACATCGTCCTGTTAATTCTTCGAAGGGAATGAAGGAGCTGTACTGAGTCATTAGCTCATTAAAGCATTTTTCCTCTAATGGCTTAAAAGTATTGTTGCGTAGCTTTACGTAAAAAGAAGGATACGATATACCACTCTTTTCCAGAAATGCCTTTTTGAATTCTTTTTTTTCTTGTTCGCCCAACGCATCATACTGGTCTTTAAATACCATTTTACTAAGATTTTGTCCTTTTTCCATTATTAGTATATTTTTTAGTCTTATATTTATACTGCAAACATAAATAATAATATCTATATAGCAAATAATTATTTGCAATAATAATATTATTATTTGCTATTTAGATAAAATATAAATAATAGTTTATGATTAGGCCAGATAAATTAGCTCAATTGATTGAAGAAAGAAGAATTGTAAAGACCAAACTTTGTGAGGAGCTTGACATATCCGTTATGACACTGAATAATTTCTTAAATAAGGGCTCTGAAATTGGTTCTAATAAACTTGAAAAAATAGCAGATAAGTTTCAGGTACCTATCGACTATTTTTATGATCGTGAAGTCGAAATAGATGAACGATGGCATATTGGGCATAATGTGAATGGAAATGGGAATAAAGTATCTGGAGATATCTCATTAAGTGAATGCCAAAAAGAAATAGAGCATCTAAAATTACTTCTCCAAGAAAAAGAAAGGACTATTCAAATCTTATTAAAGAACCAACAGTATGATTGACGAACTTAAGAAATTAATAATAGGCTTAAAGTCATTCATAACGAATCTCTTTTAGCATTGGCGAATCATCCAAGTATTAAGGAAAAAGCTTATGGCGATAAAATATACGGAGCCGAGTACAAGGGTAAGAATGCAAATATTGTATTCTTGATAGATACGAATAATGATTTTGTAAACGCTATCGAAGAACTCAAATCTGAAGGTATTATAGATGTAAAACCTATTGATTTGTTGTCCACCGTTTTGGATGGAGATATCTATGATATGCCTATTGCAAAGCATGTCAGAATATACGCTAAGCCACACTGGATGCCGATAGAACTCATATTAAACAAGATAGACAGAAACAGACAAAAATAGACTAATAGACAAATAGACAAAAACGTAAGTGGTTATTATTAAAGTAAATATGGAGTCTGTGAACCCTCCCTCCAGCTCCACGGAAATAGTAAAAAGAAGTTTGTAAGTCCTTGAATTCCAGTAATTCAGGGGCTTTTTCTTTTCTTCTACTCCCCCTACCTTTTATATTCATTTAGAAAACAGTTGTAGTAAATGTGCTACAATTCAAAATTAATATCTACTTTTGTCTGTTCAAAAACCAATAACTATTAGAAGTGGGGGCAACACTTTAAATTCTGCAACAGATTTATGAAAATTCACGAAGGAAAATGTACAGAGAAGATTTTGAAAGAACGTGAACGGATTGGTAACCGGTTAGCCATTCTTCGCAAGAAGAGAAATATGACCCAAGAGGAATTGGCTAATCTTTGTGGCGTTAATCGTGTTAATATAGCCAAGATAGAGAAAGGGGCTTATAATGTGAGCATTGATATACTATCTAAGGTAACATCCGCTCTTGGTTTTGTGATAGATATAAAAGTGGATAGCTCTGTTTGTCCGACTCATTTCTCTCAACGTAAACCTGTAAAGCTGGTAATAGGGGAAGATTATTATGTCAGTTTTGGCAATAACGAAGCCCATAGATGTAAGCTGGTGGATATTCCGGAGATGTACCAAGGTCAAAGAATTAAAATCGAAACTCCGACCCCGAGAGGGTCTATCACCCACATATTATTTGCCGATGAAATAGGAACGACACCTGACGAGGCTGTAATGAACCAAGTAACGATGTAAAAACATTAAAAGGGAGGAAGTGCAAGTTCCCCTTTTATTGAAATCACCTTCGCTACAACCATCTGCAGCGAGGGTGATTTTTTAGTTTATGAGGGTTTCTACACCCCCTCTTTCATCAGGGCTATTCAGAAATTTAATGGTTTCTTCTGAATATATAATCTTAAATTGATGGTTCGGAATCAATTCTAAAGCTGGGAAATCAGTAGTGATTAACAGTTTTAGTCCCTTTCTTTAATATGTAAAAGCAACTTGTACAAAAGAAGTTTCTTATGTACGGGATAGCAGCAATAACTCCGTTGAGCCTTCGTGGGGACAAGCCGAATTTGATTTTATAATGTGGGTTTATAAGGTACAGTCTCCGGTCAATGATTTGATAGTTGGCTTGCCGGGCGATGCGATTGAACAGTTCGATGGTGCATCCGGTGCTCTTTATATCCAGTAGCTCCGTGATTACGCGTTCCTGCTCACCGCATAGTCTTAATATCCATCTGTATAAAGTGCGGGGAAGGAGGTGGAGAAAAGGGAAATGTGAAACAATGTGGCTGTGTGCTATCTGCTGGTGGCCTCCGAATGGCATTTGCCAGGCGGGAAATCCTACAAATATAGCTCCGTCGGCAGACAAATGTTTTTGTAGGCCGGAGAGGAACCGTTCTTTGTCTCTGATATGCTCTATCACATCGTGTAGAAGAATTAGGGGAAAATTCGTAGCCTTGTCCTTAAGCTGGAAAATGTCGGTGGCAATGAACTGTCCCTGCTGATGCCTTTGGGCGAAGAAGGTTCTGGCTTGTTCTATTCGCGTGGCATCAATGTCTACGCCCATCACCCGGCAACCGGCTTCGGCAAAGGGGAGCAGATTGCCTCCCTCTCCACAGCCCACTTCCAGCACTTTATCGGGGATGTGTCCGATGACTTCCTTTATGTAGGGGATATAATAGTTCTTGCTGGTCTGTGACTGTTCACCAAAGTAGCTTTCCCGGTCGGTATGTCGTTTCTGCATGTTCTTTGTTCCTTCTTGAGTTTGATTATCCATATAAATAGATAATCAGTCGGGTAAAAGACTGCGTGGCACATCGTTTTTTTACCAGGAAATGCGGAGGCCTACCGGGAGGGTGAATGTGAACGGATGTTCCTTTCGGATGGTGCGCAGTTGGCTGCCGTCGGGGATATAATAGTTTACAGTCGGCTCCAGATAGATGCCTGCCTGGGGTGTGAGGCGATATTGTATGCCTATACTTGTGTTGACCGACCACTGCCAGGGAGCACTTACCGGCTGGCTGTCGAGCTTGTGTGGAATACTGTCCGTGACATGGAAGCTTTGGAGTGTCCCTTTTATGGGGATATCCACCTGCATGCCTGCCGTGGCATAACTGGAGAAACGTTTGTAATGCCAGAAACGGTAGGAAAGCCGGAGAGGAATGCCGATATAATGCAACTTCTGGTTGTCTTGAATGCGGAATGCTTCGCCGGTAGTGAACTCCGACCTGAGAAGCGTATATTGCAATCCGGTTTCCAGACTCCAACGCTCATTCAATTTCTTGCTGAGAGAGAGTCCCACGACGATGGGGGCATGATGTTGCTGGTTCTCAACAATCCTGCCGCTGTTATTCTGGGCAATCTGCATGAGTCCGATGGAATCTTTTCCCAGAGTACCCTGCTGATAGCGGGTGTGCAGATAAGAATAATACTCTTCCCACGTGCTGACTTGTTGAGGGAAGTCACTTGAAATGCCGTCGGTATGTGGAGTGGCAATCAGCTTATATAAGTTCTGTGCCAGTTGCGGTCCGAGTGAACCTGCCAGCATCAACTTCCATTTTCCGGATTTCTTCTTGCGGGTTGGCGGCATCAGGGAAGGGGAGAAGACGAAAGCCATCTGTCGGTTGGTGATGGTCTGTCCGGTGAATGGAGAAGGTATGGGATATTTGTGGATACTATCTTTCATTGTGGGTATGGCAAGGGGCCATTCTGTGGAAACTGGAACGGGAGGGATGATTCGTTCCCTTTTGTTCAGATTTTCTTTGGTATAGCATTGTTCGTCGGTTCGGGGAGTATCGGCTTTCTTTGTTTGTTGCGTACTCCCGGCTTGCCTGGAAGAAACTTTGGACAAACGGTTTTCCCTGATACTCTTTTTCTCTCTGTACAGATAGTCATATAGCGTTGGAAAGAGAAGCAATACTGTCAAAACAATGAATACACGGTATCCTGCCAGCATCTTTTTAAGTAAAATTTTCGCCCGGAACAATTGGGAGGAAGAGGAGTGTGGCGCTATACCCAGTAAATCTCCGATTTCTTTGTGGGACAATCCTTCCAGTACTGCCAGTTTAAATACCTTGCAGTAGCCCTCCGGAAGGCTCTCCACTATATCCAGCATCTTATCGTACGAAATGAAATCCGGACAAAAAGGATTTTCAGCAGGCTCTTCCTCTTCCGGAATATCTGTCAATGGGATGGTGGGGTTGGCATTGGCATGGTTGAGGTATTGCAGTGCCAGGTTTCTCATAATCTTTTTCATCCAGTATTCCAGTTTCTCCGGGTTGCGCAGCGAATGAATGGAAGTGAATATGATGACAAAACCGTCGTGAAGAAGATCTTGGGCTATCGTTGGGTCGGGAATATAGCGTAGGCATACTTTCAGCATTTTCTCTGAATAGTTTTCGTAGAGCAGGCTCAAGGCCTGCCCGTTTCCCTTCTGGCATAAAGTGACAAGAGCTTTTGTATCCAT